AAAGACCTTTACGATAGATTCTACGAAGGTAACGAACCAGCATTAGACCCACCAGGTTTATTTGACTATTCTAAAGGACAATATTCTGCAATCTCTGCTAACGTAACAACTGTGGCATGGTTAGCTGATAACTTAGTACCTTCAGCGTACACATTAGATAACTACAGAAAGGTTCTTATTGTATTATCAGGTTTCGCTAGTGACGGTGCTGGCAAATTAATTGGTCCTGACGGTCAACCAATGGATAACGAAGCTTTCTTATCTGACTTGACAATCAAAGGTGCGGCTGGTAACGCTTACACTTCAGGAAACACTAACAACCCTTATTTATTCAGAGTTGTAACTCAAAGATATGGTAAAGGTATTGTTGAGTATGGTAACAACAACTCTACGTTGATATTCCCTAACAGTAAAACTGACGGTGGTCAATATGACAACTTATGTGATGCTGAAGGTAAAATCTACTTAGAGGTTGATTTACAAGTACCAGTATGTATCACTTGTGGTGGTTCATTAGATGGTTATACAGGTTCAACATTTGCGTCAACAATTGCAACTAATTCTCAAGCGTTTACAGGTTCTTATAGAATCTATAAAAACTTAGAATTCGAAGATAGAATTGGTGAGGTTTCATTTGACCTTATGTCAGTAACAGTTTCTGTAACTGAAAGAAAATTAAGAGCACAATGGTCTCCAGAAATGGCACAAGACGTTGCGGCTTTCCACAACATCGATGCTGAAGCTGAATTAACAGCTTTATTATCTGAGCAAGTTGCGGCTGAAATCGATAGAGAAATCTTGAGAGACCTTAGAAAAGGTGCGGCTTGGAACTTAAGATGGGATTACAACGGTTGGAAGAGATTAGGTTCTTCTGCTGTTCCTTACACTCAGAAAGACTGGAACCAAACGCTTATCACAGCTATCAACCAAATTTCAGCTCAAATCCACAAATCTACCTTAAGAGGTGGAGCAAACTGGATTGTTGTATCTTCTGAAATCAGTGCTATTTTTGATGACTTGGAATATTTCCACGTTTCAAACGCAGCTCCTGAGCAAGACCAATACAACATGGGTATTGAAAGAGTTGGTACTTTAGCAGGTCGTTACCAAGTGTATAGAGACCCTTACTTCCCACCAAACCAAGTGTTAATGGGTCACAAAGGTACATCTTTACTTGATACAGGTTACATCTACGCACCGTACGTACCTCTACAATTAACTCCTACTATGTACAATCCGTTCAACTTCACTCCAATCAAAGGTATCATGACTAGATACGCTAAGAAGATGGTGAATAACAGATTCTACGGTAGAATCACAGTTGATGGTGTTAGAACTTTCGACTTAAGAGAATTGAGATAATCAATTATCTAACCATACAAAAGGGTCCTCACAAGGGACCCTTTTTTTGTTATACGTATATTTATAAATAAAGTTTTACAACATGATTAAACAGACATGGAATATCAACGCGGATGAAAGGGTTAGAATCTTAAAACTTCATGAAAACGCCACAAAGAATTTATATTTAGTATCAGAACAAAATCCAGTGCAAGGACCTAATCCAAACGTTGTTCTTAATCAAGATGAAAATTATATATATTTTTTATCACAACCAAATTTTGCGGTTACCGCCGACTACGTAGATTGGAAAAAGGATTATTTTGTATATGCATCAGATGGTGAAAACTCATATCAAACAACTATTACATCTAAAGATGAAAAAGGTAGACCAACAAAAGTTGAAGTTTTAAAAGACAAGATTCTTCCCGATATGAGAAAGAACGAGTTTGTATTCAATATGGTTAAATTACCAAAGAAAGAGGGTAATTATAATTACACATATGGTAACGAAATAACAAAGAGTGCATTTCTTTATCAAGCTCAGGAAGCAAGTGGTTTGAAAATGAATGTAAGATATTTTGCGGTTACTTGGTACAACGGAAAACCAATAACGGTTGCAATATCAGTAGAAGGTGGTCTATATGGAAAAGAAAACAGGATTGACTACGATGATTTAGAACTTTATTCTGAAACTCCATTCAATCCTTATACTGATGTATTTGTTAGTAAAAAACTTGGAGCTTTCTCCTTGATAATGCCCACGTTGGTTTCATCATATCCTGTATCTATAGGGACTTCTCAACCACAAAAACCTAACGAAACCCCAGGAAAGAAACCCACCCCGCCACCACAACCTGTACCTTTAGGTGATAAATTTATGGATAATGTATCTATGCCAACTGCAGATGCTATCCTAAAAGACCCCAAGTTTATTGAGTTTAAAAAGTTTGTCGAGGGTAATGATATGTCTAAATTTGTATTCGACATTCAGTCATCTGCATCAAAATGTAGCGCAGGTTTTAAAGAATCAAATAAAGCAAACGGAAAGTGGAGTGAAGACAAATCCACTTATCCTGACGTTACTGTTGACTCACAAGCAGATAAAAATGATTTGGGTAATTTGAATTTAACCAAGGCAAGAGCACAAAATCTTAAGAACTTTTTGATTGCAAATGTACCAAAACTTAAAGACGCTAAATTTAGAGTTATTGCTCAAGGTTCTAAGGGTAAATGTGGGACTGAGGAAGAAAATAAGGAGTTTAGAAGAGTTGACCTTACGGTAACCGCCCTTTAATCTTCTCAGCAATAAGTACTTCCATTTCATAACGGTCAGAATATTCTTTCACATAGGGTGTAAAATATAAATCTGAATTTACATGAAATATTTCAAAGTATTTACAACCACCCCACTTCACGTCGGAATTCTTGTATTGTACATAACAAACACTTTGAACTCTCATTTTTGTCTTATCTAACTTACTAAACTGATAAGTGTCCAAAAACTTTAATGAATTAATCTGTCTATAGTAAGTAAGAATGTAATTCTTGTAATCTTCCAATAACTTATTGATAGGTGTAAATTTTTCAACGTCTATAAGTTTATATTCGAATTCAACATTCAATCCATACTTTTTCATTTGTTCGATATCTTCAGAGGCTTTCACTTCATTCAGATAATACACGTATCCTTTATTCTGAGAATGAGACACTAAAGATACAAATACAAGTAGTAGGGTTAGGATATATTTCATATTCATAGTTTTTACAAAGATAATAAAATAATTGTTTTCAACAAAAAAATTTATTGTATAATTATATATAGATTTTAGTTTATCAGTCCCCAGTCTCAATGGCTGTAGAGTATTCACGGATACAAAGGTATTGGTAACGTAGTCATAAGCTAATATAAAATTAAACAAAATGAATTACGCAACACAAGTGGGCAAGCCGACTGCGCACATCACAAAGAAAAAGTCACGTCTTAAGGTTTATAACGGCCACATTGTCTTCTTAAATGATAAAGACAATTTTGAATTCGAAATTCACAATCCTAAACAAAAATCGGTTCTCTGTAAGATTAAATTGAATGGTGAATACATTTCTACAAGTGGTATTGTATTAAGACCAGGTCAGAGGGTCTTTTTAGAACGTTTCCTTGACTCTAATAACAAGTTTGAGTTCAGTACCTATAAAGTGAAAGACACGTCTGAAAACAGGTCTGCAATCGATTTAAATGGGGACGTATTAGTTGAGTTCTACGATGAACAAGAACCTATCAGAAATAACTTCTATTTAGGAGGCACCGTAACTCTCTCTAATCCTTTGTACTATGGTACAACAATTAACACTACAGGAGGTGTCGGATATGGAACAACAACTTCAACATATAATACATCGAATGTTAGTTATACGAGTTCTGTTATTCCGAATACTTTCAGAAGTAAATTTGACGTATCAAATACGTTGTTGAGTGGCAAACCTAATTCACTAAAGAAGAAAAGTAAGTCAATCGAAACAGGTAGGATTGAAAAAGGAGAACAATCTAATCAGAACTTTACCAATTCATATGAACAATTTAATTATTACACATCTCACACAATTAAATTTAAGATTCAACCAACAAGTACAAAAAATATTAACGTTGAAGAAATTAGACAATATTGTACTGAGTGTGGGGTCAAGGTGAAAAAGAACTTTAAGTTCTGTCCATCTTGTGGAAACAAATTATAAATAAAAAAGGACCCCGTGAGGTCCTTTTTTTATTCTTCAGTTTGGTCTTCCGTAAAGTGTTTATTCATTATTCTTAGTGATTTTGAAACTATTTCTGACTCCTGTAAAGTGAATAATCTAGATTTATGAGCGAACTCTAACGCTTGAATCATCATGTAATATGCTTGTTCAAAATTCATATCATCACATAAAGTGTTTATATCGTTTGGAGTGTAATAAGCAACACTGTCAAAAAGTAATCCTAAAGGTTGTTTCTCTGTCATAATTCTAATCTATTTGTATATTTATTATAGTAAATAATATGAAAAAAAATACACTTAAGGAAGCGACAGGTTCGGGTAGTTCAGGAAAATTTAAGGTACCAATTGTACTTGCACCACAACCATGGGAAGAAAATCAGTTAGCACCGTTCACCGACCGACTATATTCGTATACAAATGCTGAATTAGCGTATGAGGAGGCTGATGGAGATTTTAAAGAATCACCAGAAAAAAGAGCCCAAATTGAAAAAAGAACTAAAGGTTTATCTAAAGCAACAGAATACTTGAAAAAGTTTTATACAGGACAAAATGATGAAGAGGGTTCCGCTGTGAATCCAACTATGAGTGGACTTCCATTGAAAGAAGAATTTTTAAAAGAGGATTTGGCGGTTTGGTTCGGAACAAAGAAAAAACCAAAAGGTAGTAAACAACCTAAAGGTCCTTGGGTTAATATTTGTAGGAAAAAAAAGGGAGGAGGTCATCCTCCTTGTGGTAGACCTGAGGCTAGTGACAAAGGTTATCCTAAATGTAGAGCCGCTGGAGTTGCAAGTAAAATGAGTGACTCCCAAAAACGTTCAGCGTGTCAACAGAAAAGAAAGGCCGAGAAAACAAATCCAAAATCCGGTACGGGCAACAAACCAAAAATGGTTTCATACAAACCCAAAAACGAAACAATTAAAGAAACAATCAAAAGAGTTCTGAAAGAACATTTTAATTAAGATTGTTCAAGATACTCTGTAATGAGTGTTTAATATTACGTCTAATTTCGTCTTGAATATTTTGTCTTTCTTCTTCTAAAATTGAGTCAAATTTCTTTATCAATTTAGTGTACGAGGAGTGTTCTTGTACGTATACTGTGTAAGAGTAAACATGATTTGTGATGTTAATTGTATGATTGTTAATCACAACGAACATTTGTTTATCTTCGTTTACTATGAATCTACTTTCTGATACAGGTGCGAAAGTTAATTTTGACGAAAGATTTTCCAAAAGTTTCATGCATATTTGAAGAGAATACTTCTCCTCGTCCGTAATTTTTGGAGATTGGTCAAATCTATCTTTCAGTTTGAGATAAAATCTGAATAATAATTTTGTGAAATATCCCACTGTTCTTTTGTCTTCTTTTTCCATACGACAAATATAGGGGAAAAAAAATTAATTAACAATATGCGCCTGAACAATGTTTTTTTCCATCTAATCCTGGCATTTTACCTTTACACACTTGAACTGCATATCCATTAGCATATGCTGATGGGTAAACTTTAAATTTAGATTTTGCTGCGGATTTCCCTCTGGCACAAAGTTTAGTTCCTGTTTTTTTTCTTCCCTCGTTGATGTCTTCGTAATCAACGTACTCTTCTCTTTTATTTTTTTCATTCATTATGAAGTCAAAAACTTGGTCCATATTTGTTTTGGCTTCCGTTACATGGTCATCGGCCCAATCGTGACCGTCTTTGATAATCTCGTCAATCATCATAGGGTCCATATCCAATAACATTTGACATTGTCTTGCCATTTGTTTTAGATTACTGAAAAACATATAATTTTCAGGTTCTTGCTGTTCTCTAAGAACTTTTTGTACCAAATGGTTCAAATCTTTTTCTGTTAATTTTACTATTTTATTCATATTATTTCCAGCTGTCTAAGTTTAATGTTTTTATTTGATTTAAAATTCGTTCATTTATATCAGAATATTTTCTAAAATGATAAAGTGAATTATCAATTAGGTTAACAATTGCATCTTTTCTTTGTTGTGGCATGTTTAATGAAGAAACTTTTGTTCTTAGTTGTTTTAACTCCAACATAACCTTTTCGTTTGGAACATCTAAATTTTTTAATTTTCTAACAAGGTTTTCTAGTTTACTCATATTTTGAAAATAATCTGCTCCGTAACCTCTTTTAACTCCTTTAACCCCTCTATATAAATCTTTAACACCATCAAAGATTCCTTCTTCAACCTCCTGTTCGGAGATTACTTTTTTTACCAATCTATTTAAATCTGATTCAGTTAATTTTACTATTTTACTCATGATTGTTTTGTGTTTACGATATTGAACGTTAATTGTCTTTTATAAGTATCTTTCTCTCCTGAAGTGTTCACCTGAATATCAACATAATATTGATTTGGGATTTTATCTCTCATATCAAAAATGAAATAATACTCATTTGGAGTTCGGTTTACTGGTGTCCAATCTTGAACCAAAACTTCAGTAGTTCCTTCCATTACATAAACACGATAGAAAGACGACACATCTAATAACACTTGTTGTCCTGTGTAAGCCTTCTTTATTGTTACACCTACCTTACGAATGTCTGAGTTTAAAATCTTTTCGTTTTGTAATATACCATAGAAATTAAAACCATACACTTCAGGGTCTTTTGATACCGCCCCTATTTGTATTCCTGATGTATAAGGAAGTAATGTAAATTGATTTGTGACATTAGGTATAGATTGTCCATTAATGGTTAATCCTGACCAAACATCATAAAATAAACATGGCGTTGGATAGTTTGAAAATCCATTAGGTACCACAACTTCATAAACACCTTTAGTTCTCAAACATGTAGATATGGAAGCCATACCACTTATTGCATCACCATTTCTGTCTTCAATTCTGACATAAGGAGTTGAATCCAAATTAACTAAATCACCATTTTGATAAACATATAAGAATAATTTGTTTTCTTGATTTTTAAGAAACTGTAATCTGTCGTCTTGAATTAAGTCGTTGTAGTTTGTTAATAGATATGGTTGATAAAATGTTTGTGTGTGTCTTGAGAAAAACGCAACACTATAACTGTCGGTAAGACCTGTTATGTTTTCTATTTGAGGAAGATATGCCAGACCCCAACCTGTAACACCAGTAATAGACCCGTTCAATACGCCATTTATTTCATTGGTCATATCCATATCAAGGTCCTCGTTTCCGAGTTCGAAGTGTTGTCTTGCAACAATAGTAAGACCCGAGTAGTTTACCGTACCTTCGTTTTTGTTATTGTATATACCGTTTTGAGACCAACCAGATATTGTTGTAGTTTGATACCAGTTAGATGGTCTCGTTGAGTATGCTCTACTATCAACATATGTTAATGGAGAGATACCACCATTGGCACTGTTTTGAGCAATATTAAAATCATTGTAATCATATCCAACACCTTCGTCCCATAATTGTGGACCACCAGTGTTTCCTGAAATTTGTGGAATTCTAAATAAGATTAAATCGAATGATGTTGCTCTTCTTCTTTCGTTAGACATAAATGAATTTAATAATTCATTATCAAACGAAGATGTATTTGTCATTTTTAATGTGTGAGTCATAGCTGAGGTACAACCTGTAGAAATGACACCTGAAGAAATGTTTTCTTCTAATAAAGATAAATCTAAATCAAAGATAAATCTTGTGTAACCAAAGTTCGGAACAATCAAATCCGAAGCACCAAAATTTAACTCAATAACAGGGTTTCTTCCTGTATTAACATATGAGTTAGAAATAATGGTATTATTTTTATTTATGTAAGACCTAAGAATCGACATTTATCTTTTATCTTATAAATATCAATTAAGTCGAATATTTCCGTTGAGTATCTTATTAGCGGCGTTTTGTAATTCAGTCAATATTGATTGAGCTTGGGTTCCGTCTTGTGTAACTTGTACTGGAGGTAACCCTGGATAGGCGTGAGTGTGAGTAATTAAAAATCTAACAATCAATCCAACTAACTCCAAAAGTTCTTCCCCTCTTACCATACTTGATGTCTTTGGTAAAAATTCGTTGGTAAATTTTTCAGGAGTAATACCATATAGGGTATCGTCGAAATTAATTTTTCCTTTACCTGGTATTTGTGAATTGTGTGAAATTAAAAACAATATATCACTACCTAATGCACCATATGAAGATTCTTGATTGACATATCTTTGTTGTGGTGAAATTTTTTTCTTAGGGGTTCTCGGAATACCAACTTTACCTTTTGAGTAAATTAAACCTGACCCGCCAACCAAGGAAGGGTACAACTTTATCTTCCTGTCTATTGAACTAATATTTCTAACTTCTGCCGATGTTGCAGACGAACCAGAAGGACTCGAAGGTTTCAATTTTGAATACATCAATGAATTTGGTCTATAAAAAATTGGGAACTTTGTTGATGAATTATTATCCTCAAAAAGTTTTACTCCACTTGTTGTTACATTTTTGTCGTTACAAGTTTTGATGAAATTATTTATAAATCTTATAGTTTCTGTCATTGACAACATAGAAAAATTTTCAACGGCAACCAAAGTTTTTAAATTGTCTGAGATAACACTATCTCCCGAAATATTTTTAGAATTTACTGATGCATCAGGTTTTAGTTGATATAGATACACATCTCCTGTAAATTTATCTTGAGTGTTTTCAGGGTTAAGAATAACCCATTCTATAAGATATTTTGTCATGATAACATCTTCTTGTAACTCGTAATAAACTTTTGGTTCTAAGTTTTGTAAAATACTTTGGAATTTAGAAAGTTGTAAAAACCCTCTTTGTTGATTTGCAACAGGTATTACGTTCGGCTGAAGTTGAGCTCCTTTAAATTTTCCCGCTCTAATCAAAACTTCATCTTGTTTGACTATAACATCCGCACTTCCTCTACCCATAATAGCATTATCACCTGGTTGTGGAAAAACTCCCTTATGCACTGATTGGTCTGTAAAAGTACCATCTTGGTTTTTAAGCGGCTTAGGGTTTTTGATTTGCATACCCGTACCTGTAAATTTATTACCTCCGTAATAAAATTCCTTAAAGGTTGCTGTTGGGCTCGAAAAAGTGTTTTGTACGTAATATTGGTTTTGATATTGAAAATCTTTATTAACGAATATTACTTGTACTAATTCATCAACTTTTGGTACTGAATATACAAAATAAGGTAGAAGCGAGTTAAATACAAATGGGTCTCTTGATGTCCAAATATCTTTTTCCTCATTCCATGGCGGGTCACTAATACTCTTCAGAATATCATCATAATTGTCAATTAACCTAACTCCCCTGATTCTACCAAGCATCATTGGGTCTTCAATATTCAACACTCTACACTGAAAAAATATTGTGTTATTTTCCATTATTTCTTTCTTGATACGTTTTTAATACTCTATTGTAGAGTTCTTCCACCTTATCTAAATAAAGTGTACTCTTAATTATCGAATCCTTTGTAAATTCGAAATCTGAAGACAGAAGGTCTAAGTATTCAACTAATTTAGTATTAGGTAAATCTTTTAGATTTGTTATCTCATTTATAATTTCTTCAAATTTTTCGTCTTTCATCTTATAATTTTTTTCCGAAACCTGGTCCTGAAAGTGTCATAACTTCAACTTTACCGTTTTCCGATTCTTCTTTATCTAATGCTTTATTAGTAACAAGGTTATATAACAGCATCAAATTTGGTGAACCGTCAGGTAATGTTCCTGTCGGAATACCTAAACCCTGTAATCCTTCAATTGCGTTTGTTGTTGCTCTTTCTGGTGATGTACCTGGTAACAAACTGGCTAGTGTTAGTAATGGTAATGGTATTTCATTACCTGGTCTTCTTATTATCTGACCAACTAAATTCAATAGAAGTAAAATATTATCTAAAAGGCTTTTACATTTCCTATAATCATTAATCAATTGTGATACTATTAGTGTTAGTTGTACTAACCTTAGAATTATCGTGTATTTCTTAAGAACTTTTGACTTAGCAGCATCTGCAATAATTATGGAAACTAGATTGACTATGTCTTTCTTTAAAATTTCGTACAAAACTTTAAGAAACTCTGAATTAACTTTTGATATTACTTGTATTGAAAAAGTTCTATATTTTTTTAGAAAATCCGCACCACTATTGACGATATTACTACCTTGTTTTCCAATATCCGCACCTGCATTTCCTATATTAGTTGTTACAGTGTTTGCTGATGCAATAAAAGTGTTAACGCTTGATACCGCTTGGTTATATGTATAAGTTGCCCCTGACTGAACCACAGATAGTAGTGTGTATAATGGCAGTAAATTTTTTGGAGTAAGAACTCCCGCAGCAACGGCTAATGGTATTTTTTTAATTACGTTCTTGTCAATCGACGCTTTTACATTTAAGTTTGCAGGACCTGTCAAACTCCAAGCAGGGTTGTTTGATATTGAGTCGATAATAGTTTCTAGTACCGCAACCTGTTCTTCTACTGTTGTCCCGCTTTCGGTGTCTCTGAATTCAATTAACTCATCTACTAAAACCTCATAGTCAACAGGTAATTTTATATTATCACAATCCACAAACTCCATAATACCGTTTTGGATATTTGATATCTCAACCTCAATATTACGTAAATCAATTTCATTAAATTCAAAAAATGAATCATCGACACCATCCAGTTCCGCAACTTTTGCCACACCACTTACGTCTATTTCTCTTCTATCGTCAAAACATAAACCTAAAACTCTTGCCACAATTAAACTAAACTTACTTTGATTATCCAATGCTCCATACCCAACTTGAGCTTGAATATTCATAGCCCCTGAAAGTAAGTTAACAATCTGAGCCCCAACATCTACAGTATCAATTAATTTGATTGTACTATAATAATCTGAAATAAATTCACCAACATTATTTGTTAAATTTCCTTGACCGTCTTCTCTATCGACGAGAATGATTCTGTAATAATCGCCAGTAACACCAAAACTATTTGTTTTTGTGTATTGAATGTCAAAAAGATTTTGTCCTGATTTACCTAAGTAGTTTTTACCATTTATTTGACTAAATGACCTATCTTGATTGTCCGATGTCATAAGGTTATATAGTTGTTTGTTCATTGGGAATGGAACTTCACCACCATAAGGCTTAAATTTCGTATCGGCAGATGGGTCGGGTTTTTCATAATAAACTTTACCGAATTGTGTTTCAGGAGATTGTTTTAGGTTAGAAAAAAAATCTAACGAGTTTACTGGAATATAAATTCCTTCTTGTTGTGGTCTAAGGGGTAATGGTTGTAGTGATAGGTTTTGCGCAGACACACCATTATAGGTTTGTTCAATTGAACATCCTAACGCCTTAATGGTTTCCTCTTTCATGATGTTAACCATTTTCGGCTCAATTGTTGCCGCCGCTTCTAAAATTTTTTTTCGTAAATAATTTAAGGTTGCTGAACCGTTACCTTGAGTTTGTCCTAAGAAACCAAGTAATTGGTCCATAGAATTTGGAGGGTCTTTTTGAAACCTTTTCTGTAAATCCCTTACTTTATCAAGTTGACCTGAAATCTTTGATGTTGCCTCGGATGACGAATTTGCCAATTTCCCCAAAAAAGATTTTTCAGAAGTTGAAACATCGGCATAGGTCTTGAATGCATCTAATTTACTTGAAATAGATTGTTGGGTTGAGTTTAAATCTAACGGCATACTTATTTCATTTTATATGATTCCTCGTCATTGGAAACATCTCTTTCAATAAGGTTCTGTATTAAATCGTCGTCTAAATCTGCAAGTGAAAATGACTCTTCTTTGTTGTTGTTTGATTTTTCCCAAATACCTGATTGAAGTTTAGATAAACTAATCTTCTTCTCAACGCAATCATTTACAATCTTTTGTTGTTTTTCAATAACAGGACCTATAGTTGTCATATCCTCAGGGTCCTTCAGCATTGATAACATCTTATTTTGAATTCTGATTGCAGTCTGTCTTTGCTCAACAAGTTCATTATAGATTTCTTGCATGAGAGATAATATTGAATCTTTTGTGAAATTAATTTCTTTTCTCTGTGGTCTCGGCATATCTATAAATACTTTTTTGTTAGTTTTTCATTCTTACTTGAATAACTCCATACAATTTTTTGAATCTTTTGATAGAACTACGTATTTCTTTGGTACTTAAGTTTGTCATTTCTCTTAATGAAAGAAGAATAACATTTTTGTTAAATTTATTATTATCTGCACCAGAAAATATTTTTTCGTAGTTATCAAATAAATCAATTAAGGCATACCCAAGCTTTGTTTCGTTTTCGTTCAATTGTTCAGAATCGATAAAATCTTTGAGTTCTTTTAAATACTCATTGATTATTGCATCTGTTTCGACAATATCGTCATCGATTCTATATGACATATCAGCCCTTTCTTCTAAGCTAGAAGATATATCTTCGTATGATATTTTTCTATTGGTTTCTTTTTGGTCTTTGATGATTTGACCCATCAAATAGTTTTTACAAATAGTACCAAAGTAAGAATAAGCCTTTTTGTTCTTGTCTGGTTTGAACTTATCGACTTTTGTCATTAAAAAGGAATGAGTATCTGTATGAATTTCTTCAAAATCCATATCCTTTCTATATAATTTATATCGCCTAATGATAGATGAAATCATCTTATCAAGAGGAGCCTTTAAAAATTCGTTATAAATCTTATTTTTTTCGTATGATGTTTCGGCAATAAGAAAATTTCTAACAGCCTCCTCTTCTCTTACATCAAAATAATTTAAATTGACCGCCTTTCTTCCTCTTTTTTTAGATAAAACATCTTCTGTTGTGGCAGAGAGTGTTTCTTGCATTTATGCATTTTCAGATTGATATTTTATGACTCTATCGTCTGTGAAGAAATATTCTCTTTTCGCTGTTTGAATCCAAAATTTAACCTCGTCTTCAACCATTTTACTTTCTCCGAACTTATAATTCCAGAAAATAGAACCTTCTCTTAAGTTAACGTGCTTGTAGCCAAGTCGAGGAATTGTCATGATTGATACTGAATTGTATGATAATCTTAGTAAAAATTCATAAATAAATGTTAGTTTGATTGACGGTTTGAATCCACCAAAATCTTCGATTATTGATTTTTTAAATACGGAACCAGCAGTTTGAAAATTTTGATATTCTTGTAAAGTTTCATTTGTTAACATTCCCATTTCTTGTGAGAAATTTGCTGCGAATGTTGCCTCATTTGTGAATCCTGCGAACATACCTTTTTCATCTGTTTCTACCACAACAGGTAAGAACATTTGTACTTCAGGATATGATTCAACATACTTCTGAACATTTTTAAACCAAATTGATGAGTATTCATCGTCGAATTCGAAAAGGGAAACCCACGTACCTTTTGCATTTTTAATACCGTAATTTACTTGGTCGGCGTAATTAGGGTCTTTATCCCATAACAATTTTGTAACATTTAAATCTCCAAAATCGTAAGATTCTAAATGTTCAATCAAAGATTGTTCTTTAGTATGGACGATTACCAATTCCTCAAATTTGATTTGTTGGTTTTTTAAAGACATAATTGCCTTTTCAAAGTATTCGTTAAAATCTTTTGCCTTAGATGATTTAACTGGTAGTATTACTGATAATGATAATGTATTGCTCATATTATTCTTCTGTTTTAGAAATTTGATTTTCGAATGAGTCCGCTCTATTTTTCAAATACCCTTCGAATAATGAAACGATTGATAACTCAAATTTTTGTTTATCCGAATATCGGTCAACTGTGGTTTTCATTTTATCGAAAATAACAGGGTCGATATTGTCTTCCAACCAATTTTGTACGTAATCCGCAACAACATCGGCAAGTAATGTTTCGTCTGTAATCCATATACCATTATCCTCTGTCATCCAATCAGGTGAGAGATTAGGTACTTTACCGATTACAGGAACATTTGACTTCATCGACTCTAATGGGAATGTACCGAATGCACTGTCATCATCAATCCAAACACTTATAAAACAATCTCTAAGTGAATTAGCGAATTCTTTTTCTGAAAGACCTCTCAGGTCTCTGAATGTGAACCACCTATATTGTGGAAATTTTAAATAGAAAGTTTTGATTAAGTTAACGGTATCACTCTGTTCTTTTGAGTGGACTCCAATAATTGGCATAGGAGGGGTTGATTTAGGTGTGAACTCTTCACTAATCAAAGGTTCAACAATATCATATGATATTTGCCTCATAACTCTCTCAATATACTCTTTTTGTTTGTTAGATGTTGTTATACACTTCAAAAATCCGAATTGATTCCATGTCTGACCTGGTTGTAATGTCTCTAACATATGAGCATATTGTTGGGTCAAAACTATTTTAGCACAAGGTAGTTGTTTTACTTGGTCCATCACGAATCCAAAAATTTCAGGGACAACTAAAAAATCTTCTGGTGAAATTTCCAAGTTTTGACCTTCAATTGCTTTATGAGGTAATGACATATACTCCTCATCTAACCACGCAATTACACCAGCATAATCCGCTTTTTCGTGTAAGATGATTGGATTAAATCCGTTGTCCTTTAATGTTTTTGCCATTTGATATATGAGCCTAACAGAAGCCTTGGCGTTACCCTTAGTATCTTGAACTAAAAAATATATTCTGGCTTGTTTGTCCCTCAATATATTGATGGATTGTTTTACTTTTTCCTGTAATTGATTTTCCATATTAATAATGATTGATTAATTTTTTATTTAATAAACTATTAAATGCAATTCTAAACGGAATACTTGTATTGGAATTTGACTTCATTCCAAGTTTTTCGTCCATAATTTCTTGTTCGGTCAAAATAGTTTCTAATAACATTTTAACCATTTCAAATTTAATAATGTTGATTCTCGTTTCTGTTGTACCTGTAGATGATTCGGTTGAATTTTCGTCTTGACCCATATCAAGATAATCTTCAATTTTATCCAAATCAATGAAATAATTCTCTCCTAAAACTGGTATCATAGTATCTCTTGTATTTTTGTTTTGAGTTCTTTCAAACTCGATATGTTGTGTTCAGTATCAATATTTCCGTTATATGTGGTATTGAATTTAATCACAATTTTATTTTTTGGATGGTTTAATAATAGGTTAGGATTTGCAGTAAGTAAAACGTCTACAGATTCCCACAGAGAATTTATTGTACTTTCACTATAAAACTTTACCGCCTCAACTAAACAACCAAATTTTGATATGAAGAATAGGGACGCTGGTTTTGATTTGCCTATTTCATCGGAAACTATAAGAATATCGTGTTCGTCTCTCATATCCAAGTAGAATTCATTGAAATCCAATAATCCCGAAGGTTCTACAGAACCCGCGTGACCGAATATTTCCATAGTATGTTCTTTATATAAAAAATCATACAACTCATCCTCATTTTTAAATTTCAAATGTTTTGCAATATCTAATGAATTTAAATCCGATAACACCTCGTATTTAAAGTCATCATCCCCTTCGTCAAAAGGATTGTTGATGTACCACTTTTCATACTCCTGTTGTATTTTTTTTAGAGTGTCTCTGAGTACTCCATTTATTTCTATTGCTATTTTCATTCTTCGTATCTTTCTAATATGTCTGATATTAATGGATTTCTTACAATATCTGTTGGTTTAAATTCAAATACCCCAATGTCATTCATATTTTGAAACTTTTTCAATGCATCCCAAAGACCTGTTTGAGTTTTGTCTTTGTGTCTGTCAAATTGTTCCAAGTCACCTGAAATAAAAAATTTGGAATTAAAACCAATTCTCGTTAGTAATAATTTCATTTGACTTGGTGTAGAATTCTGTGCCTCTTCGAATATTAGAATTGAATTATCAATATTCATTCCTCTCATATATGCCAAAGCAAATACCTCAATCGCCTCAATTTCTTTTAATTTTTCACGGGACTCTTTTCCTATTATTTTATTTAAAAGATAGTAAGATGGAAAGATATATGGGTCTAATTTTTCTTCGACACCACCAGGTAAACTACCTAATTTTTCTTCCGCTTCTACTGCTGGTCTGACAATTATTATTTTTTCGTATGGTGTGGTTGGGTCTGATAATAAATCGACAGCACATTTCATTGCTATATAACTTTTACCAACACCCGCAGGTCCAGAACATATTGTTATTTGGTTTGTAGATAATTTATCGTAATATTCTTTTTGACTATCTGATAAAAATTTTTCTTTAGTTTTTCTTTTTATGATTGAACAGATTTGTTGTTTCTTATTTCTCATAGGAACCTCATCGTTCGATAAAGTTGCTGTAGGTCTCGGTTTTGTTAATTTACCCATTTTTAGTTATTTAATTTTATGTCTTTCAACACTACCAATTTCTCTTTTGAAAATTGTTTCTCCATCAGGACTTTCATAAATCCATTTGGTTTCCAATTCTTTTTTGTCAACCTGTGCCTTAATCCATTGGTATGTTTTTTTAAGTCCGATTGAAAGTGGTTGACTAACTTCCCATCCGATTTTTTCTCTATATAATTTGTTATCTGAATTTCTACCTTGAACGCCTAAAGGACATTTGAATCCGTACTTCTGAACAAATTCTTCCCCATCAATATTTTTGATGTTAATATCTTTTTCTGATATTGCAATTGCCATTGAAGCAAGTTGATTAATGGTTACCATCTCCTCACTACCAATGTTAACAGGTCCTGTAAATTCTGACTCCATTAATCTCAATACAGCTTCAACACATTCATCCACATATAAGAAAGAACGAGTTTGCATTCCTGTACCCCAAACTTCGATTTCACCTCCGTTTGATGTTTCTGCTGCTTTTCTACACATCGCAGCTGGTGATTTTTCTCTACCACCAATCCATGTACCTTGTGGGCCAAAAATGTTGTGGAATCTTGCTACTCTAACATTTAAACCATAATTTCTGTGGAATGCCAAGAATAATCTTTCTGAAAATAGTTTTTCCCATCCGTATTCAGAATCAGGATTTGCGGGATATGCTGACGATTCTTCACAGTTTGGATTTTCAGGGTCCAACTGATTGTGTTCAGGATACATACAAGCAGATGATGAGTAGAATACCTTACCAACTTTTTTCTTAACACACTCTCTTGCGACGTTAAGGTTGATTGTTGCTGAGTTGTACATAACATCCGCATCGTGTTCTCCAGTAAAGATGTACAATGCACCACCCATGTCGGCAGCTAATTGATATACTTCATCAACACCTTCTTCAATAACAAGCTCAACAACCTTTGGGTCTGTCAAATCCCCCAAGATAAATTCATGACAAATTTCATCTTGGAAAAAGTATTCGTGTTTTTTTATATCACAAACTCTAACGTGATTTCCTTCTTCTTTTAATCTTTTGGCAAGGTGTCCACCTATGAATCCTCCTCCGCCCAATACTACTATTTTTTTCATTTTTTTATTTTTTGAAATAAATCATTCCCCATTTTTCTTTTCTTTCGGGGTTTAGCTCCTCGAGTAGGTTGAAGTCCTGATATGATGTCCAATCTATATCCTCATCTAATTTGATTGCGTCGGCTTCAGTGTAACTGAATTGATTATACCCTAAATTTGTCAAATGGTTTATTATTAAGTTAATTTTATTTTTTTGTTCTTCGGCCCATTCAAAGGCAAATACGGTGTTTGGAAGTAATTTCGAAAATGAAGTTAAAACTTCGTACTCATATCCCTCAATATCTAATTTGATATAATCAGGAATCCCATATTCATCTATTATATCATCTATTGTTATTGTTTCTACCTCTACTTCTCTCTTCCATTCATATAAATCCGTGAATCTTGAGTTGTTAATCCAATCTTCCGAAAATGTTGAAATAGTGTTAGTGTTAGAAATTTTAAAGATTTGTTTTCCTCTATGGTTAGATACTCCTCTACCGTCAACAACAACAGGTCTTTTAAAAAATCTATTCTTCAAGTGACTTACTAATGCAGGGTTTGGTTCGAAACAAATTACTTGTTCTGAATTATTCAGAAATTCTTCTACTGTATTTCCAACATTTGCACCTATATCTATTACTAGCTTCATAAATTACTTTTCTTATTGTGAACTTTTAGTTCATTATATGTTCTAAATATAAATCATTTCCTTCGATTGATACCATTTTTTTATATTCGGCTTTGTCATCACAAACGGTAAAAAAATTGTAATGTGGAGGTATTTTTATTTTTTTACTATAGAAAACATAGTTCGCAATTTCACCAAATAAAGAATCATTTCTATCATAAATTTTAATTACTATATCTAAATCATCATTTGTTACGTTTTTGTATACAACTTTATTTTCAGTGATTTCCAAGAACTCAATTTTTTTCACATTCTCATCGTTGTATCTTACGTAGTTATATCTGATGTCGGACCTTGTAATGTTTATGTTATTCAAATCTAGCCACAGTTTTAAGTTAGTTTCATTGTGGGTTGAAGTGTTTTCATCTTTTTCAGAAATCCAAAAATCAAACCTGTTCATGTATTTTGACATAAGTTCTTTCGGTCCCGCAGCAAACCTATCGTTATATCCATTCCAATCAGACCCTCTAAGTATTGTAATTAAATCATCTTTTAAATCCCATTCAAAATCAGATTCGTAAGATATGTCAGGTCTAACTCTCATGACATAATCAAAAGTTATATCATGTTCTTTTTCATATTCTAACATTAATGAATAGGATTCCTTTATTTGAAGTAGTTGATAATACGAACTTATTGCACCTGACTCTCGATTTAAAATGTAATCTGAGGATTCGAATTTATTAATTTGATAAGACAAGTCAGGTAGTTTTGCATCTTCTTCTATCTTTATTTTACCACAATAGTTGTAGATTTCTTTTGGGATTGAAATGTATTTCCCATTCTCTTTTGAGAAAATAATGAACAGTTTAACATTAACGTTCGGATTAGAAGTAATAAAAGTTTTGATGATTGACTTGTGGCAATCATCGAAACTTCTATATTGACCTGAAATGCAAATGGCAAGTTTCTTCATTAATCAAAATATTTTTGATATATCTTAAAGTATTCTACAGTTTTCTCTGGAAGCAAAGTCCAATAATCTTTAAGGTTATCCAATAAATTCAATGTATTTCTATATCCGATAACCTCGTTTTCTAAATTCCTAACAAGGTCTTGAGGATTTCTTGCTTGATATACTGACGCTTTTGCAAAAATGACAGAGTTTGGAAAATGATGTTGCATTACGTATGCTCCCCAAATGTCATCCATTCTTCCTGTATAAGGGAATACTGAATAATGTTTTAAAACACTTCTGTGTAAGAATGTATTTTGTGAGTTAAATGGTGTTAGTTGTTTTGTTGTGAACGGTTCAAACGAGTTGAATTTAACAATCGGTTTTTTACTTAATCTACAAATTGCATCTATATCAGGGTCACCGTCCCAAAATTCTGCCTGAACCAAAGGTGTCATTTTGACTTTCCCCTTATATTCAATATTATTTTTTACCTGTAAGTATTCTATTGGAAATCCTCTATGCCACAGGTCGTTGTGTTCTGTTGTGGATATCGAGTCGAAATATGAACATGATGTGTTTTCATAATTATCAACTTCAATTTCTTGACCCAGTAATATGTTATCACCCCAGGATTCATATGGAATGTTATCATCATCTACAGTTGCAACAATGTCCGCACCGTTTTGATATGCATAAACAAATCCGATATTTCGTCTTTGAATTGTTCTCCATCCGATGGATTCTGATAGTTCAGGATATAATTCATTTTGTTTATCAGGACTTAGATATTCAAAATTTTTAAATTGTTTTTCTAAATCTTCGTACAAATTGTGTGGAGTTTTTGTATCTCCAATTACGACAAATGTAAAATCTTTTTTGTCGGCAATCGCTGCGAACTTGAGTGTTGCTTCAGTTGGCGGATTGATTGTTGTTGTGATAATATATTTTTTCATATTAATATACAAGGTAGATATGATTACCTTCTTTAGTGTTTATGATATTATAGTTTGGGTTGATATCTCTTAGTAAAGATTCAAACTCAGCTAGTGTTGGGAAATTACCTTGACCCAAATCTCTACAGTCGTCAATCAACATTACGTGGTCATTACGATTACTTGCTGATTTGATTGCTTTTAATTCTTCAGTTAACGGACCGTCTAACATATTATGAGCGTCCAATAAGATAAAAAATCTTTCGTCAGGTAGTTCTTCTAATACTGATTTTAATGTGTCTTCAGAAGTCCCAAAAAGGAAGGTTAAATTTTCATATTTTTGTCCAACCTCCTGATAATGTTCACGGTAACTTTTACCGTCATATGGATTCCTGTCAGGATATAACTCAACAGTAAATGCAACATCGAAATGTTCGGCAAGGAAAATTGAAGTTCTTGCGTCGTGAGTTCCAGTTTCAATTGCGAAATTGACCTCACTCAAATTTGGTATTTTATCTTGGTATTGATACAATAGGGAAACAAATAGATTCGGAATAGGTAAACTTGTTTTATGTATGTCCGACATCTGTTCCCATCTTGGGTCACCAGCATAATCTAAATTAATTTTCATATTAGTTATTTTTTATAATACATTTTAATATCTCATCCTTATAATCTGCAACAGTATCAAAGGCTTTCTGTATGTTTTCAAAATCAAACTCATGAGATACTATTTTTTCGATTTCTTCATCTCCTGTATAATTTACCACACAATCATCTAATGTTTGGTTAGACCTACGAACATTTTTGATTGTTAATTCTTTTGTTCTCATTCTGTGCGGGTTGTAGGAAACAAAATCAGATTCAGGAATACCAATCAACGCAACTCTACCATTAACGGCTGCCACGTTGATACATCCATCAATAGATTCTGTGGTACCACCAGTGTCGATTGTTAAAGTCGAACCCATTCCGTGAGTTAACTCTTTAATTTTTTTACTGTAGTCGTCAGCTAACAAGAATGTTTCTTTCGCTCCAAATTTTTTGGCAAAATCAACTCTGTAAGGAAGTTTGTCAATCATGAATATATCTTTGAGTCCCATCTTTTTCAAAATAGAAAACATACATAATCCAATCGGACCCGCTCCAAATATTGTTGCTGATTCGGTAAACTTAGGTTCTATTAAGTTTGCGGTGTGAAGACATACTCCAAGGGGTTCTAACAAACTCGCCAAATTAAATGACATGGAGTCGGGTATCTTAACTAATTGTAGTTCCTCGACAATAACATAATCGGCAAATGCTCCTTGTGAATTTGCACCCATAAAGGTACCTTTGTCACATAGATTATGTTTACCTTTTAAAGACCAATAGGATGTTATGCAAGGCATTCCAGGTTCTACTGCAACTCTGTCACCGTCTTTGAATTTAGTTGACCCATTTGAATCAACTACGACACCAGATGGTTCGTGTCCCATATACATGGGTAAGGGGTTTTTGAAGGAACCGAGTCCTCCTTCTTTAAAATAATGCATATCGGAACCACAAATCCCGACAGATTTCATTGAGACAAGTAATTGACCCTCTTTTAATTTTGGGATTTCTTCTTCAAAAATTTCAATTTTTCTTATCTGAATTAGTTTTGCTACTCTGTTCTTCATAATCAATTAAAGCTTGTTTTAAAACATCACAAATGTAATCTACCTCAGATAAACTCAATTCAGGATAAAGAGGTGGGCATATGTGGTGTTTACAATAATAGTCAGTATTTGGTAAATTTACAGAGGAAAATTGTTCTTTGTATAAAGGTTGTTGATGAACTGGTATTTTATATACCTCTCCAGTCAATGTAATATTTCTGTCTTTACAATATTTTTTCAACCATTCTCCATCAATAGGTGTGATAACGATTGCTTTGTAGTTGGCACAAATCCCTTTTCCTTTTTGTGTTAAAACTTTGTATTTTGTTTTTTCTAAATTCTTTTTGTATCTCTGAAGTAGATATTCCCTATCTAAAATTCTTTTGTTAACTCTATCAAGTTCAATACATCCTAACAAAGATGTGAACTCGTTAATCTTAAAATTATTTCCTTCAGGGTTTACGATTATTCCACCGTCATTAAGAGCTCTTCCGAAATTCTTTAATGACTTCATTTTTTCGTAATATGTTTTGTTATTTGTTGTAATCATACCTCCCTCACCTGTTGTCATCACTTTTGTTGGGAAAAACGAAAATGTTCCAATGTCCCCAATAGAACCTGCTCTGTGTGTCCCTTTTAATGAAAAGTGTGCGTGTGCTGCGTCTTCAACTAACGGAACTTTATGTTTATTACAGATGTTTAATATTTTTGTAATATTGTGGCTAATAATACCACCTATGTGTACTATGATTACAGCACCAACTTCTGAACTGATTTTATTTTCTAAATCTTTATAATCGATTGAAAATGAGTCTGGTTCCATATCTAAAAGTTCTATGATACCACCAGCGTTTGTTACTGCAACACTTGTTGCAAAGAATGTGTTTGATGGCATCAAAACTTTTTTTCCTTTAACGTCAATTGCCTTCAGAGCCAATTCTATTGCGGTTGTACCGTTTGAACATGCGAGTGCGTGTTTCGAATCGCTCATCTGAGCAAATCTTTCCTCGAATTCTTTAGTATATTTTGATTCTCCTAATGGTCTGTCTGATGATAAAATATCCCAAGAACCTTTCAAAAATTTTATTTTTGATTTAAAATCAAATTTTAATCTGAAAATTGGAATGTTCATTTTTTTCATAATTTATAAACTTTTTTTACTTTTGATGGTACCCCTGCCACCATAACATTTGGAGGTACGTTTTCAATAACTACAGAACCTGCAGCAACTATTGAATTGGCGCCGATTTGTATTTTAGGTATAATAGTACTACCCGCACTTATAAAACAATTTTCACCGATTTCTACATAACCACATAGAGTACTGTTTGGTGAAATTTGACTATAATCTCCGATGTAACAGTCGTGTTCAACAACTGAATTTGTGTTTATTATGGTACAATTACCAATTATTGAATCTATATGAACCACCGCATTCGGACATATTAAATTACCATGTCCTATTCTCCTTGTTTCAACAACTGAGGATGGGTGGATACAGTTGAGAGGTTCTTTTTTTGTGTGATTTTTTATTAATTCGTAATGTTTTTTTCTCATTTCATTATCACCTGTTGCAATGAAATAATCCACATTAGTATTTTTGATATGGTCTAATGACTTTTCAACCGTTGAATATAACCTGTTAATTATTATTTCTTCTGCGAAACATTCCACATAATACAAATTGTAGTGTGGGTGTGTTAATTTAAAAATATTAGTCGCAATTTTGGCTCCAGCTGAGCCTCCGACTATTAGTATTGATTTTGGTTCACTCATATAATTTGAATAGGTAAATCTTCGTTATACATTCCCCAGTTTTCTGAGTTTGTGGTTTCTGTAAAATCTTTTATAATTGAATTTTGGTCTGACATTGGAGGTACTGACTCATCTTCATCCCTATCACCATTTTTACCGTGATTGAGGTGGAAAATATAATGGTCTAAAACTTGTATTGTCGAATAATAAGAGGCTTTCTTCATAACGTTTGTATCAATACCGCATCCGAACAATATAGATTCTTCAAAACCTTTCATTTGATTCCAAACATTCCTGTGTCCAATTTGATAATCACCACAACAATTAATCAAAGACCATTTGTCTTCTTCTGTCCCAAACCTTTCCTTAGTCCCGTATCCGTCACGATTATCCCAAAGTGATTTGTATAAACTTTCGTATTCATTGAATGATAAATGAAAAGATTCATCCACGTCTCTTCTAGGGACAGTATAAAATATGTTTTCGTTTAAAACAGTGTTATCAATTGGAGTTGATACTATATCAATATTTGTTGAAATTATGTATTCGTGAGAAGCGCGTCTTATTGCGATATTTCTACCAATCGATTCAATTATTGTATAGTTGGATATATCAGGATATTTTTCTGACAAGAGTTCCTTTGATACTTGAACCCATTTCAATTTTCCTGTGTGAGGTAAATTCTGTTTTATATTTGAAATAACCCCCTCCCCGTTTTTGGTTTTCCAATCCACAAATATAACTTCGTCATGGTGTTCAATTAGTGAAGTTAAACCCATGGTTGTTCGTTTGTGCAAATTACCTCCGTAGTTATCGTTTCTTGAAGTTAGAACTACTGTTTTTTTCATTTAAATTCTTTTATATAGTTTGTCACAAAACGATTTACCATTCACTGAACTTATATGATGTTCACTATCTCTAACATGAGTAAATCCTTCAGATATAATCTTATTATTTACTGCAAAATCAAAGTCTGAACCTAAGTCACTAACTTCTATTATGATGTATGTAAATTTATCGAGGTTGTCTCCAATTCCTTCTAATACCTGTAGTTCCGCACCTTCAGTATCGATGTTCAGTAAATCATAATCAGAAAAACTTAATCCCTCCCTTTCAAATAAGGTTTTAATTGTGATTGTTTTTGTTTTAATAATATCTCCTTGTTGTTGAATTAAAGAACTTGAATCTTGGTTGTTAGGTGGACAATACAAGTTTAGTTCCAAATCATCATAGTTCCAAGCCGCCAAATTATAAATTTTCTGACCGAATTGTTCAATCTCATTTTTAAACATTTCGTATGAATTTGGATTTGCCTCTAAAAAAATTGTATTATTTCCACAATAGTGTGCGTATTGTTTCGCCTCCCAAGCGTCCCAAGCACCAATATGTAGGACTCCTTTAGGATACCAATCCAAATTATAAAACAATCCTTTATTGTTACCGAATTGATTTTCACCGACAGGGTTCGGGTCTTTATCCCAAAATGCTCCAAATAAACTCATTTTATTTTCTTTTTAATATTATTTCTTCGGTGTAATGCCCAACATTGTTTATTGAGATTAATTCCCATTCGACCAAATTGTCTAATAACCATTCTTTACTAAAAAAGGTGACTTTAATAATACTTTTTGGGTTCCAATTATCAAAATCGGTATCAATATAGTTGTCGTGATTAATATCATTTACACTTTGGTTTATCATCCCATCGTACATTGTAAAAATACATCCGCTATTTGCGACTTGTGCTAAATTTGAAAATACTGCTGATTTAAATTGCGCGGGAATATGCGGTAATACTGCGTTAGTAAACATGTAATCAAATTTGATTGGAAACTTATCTTCAAAGCTTTCAGTTAAATCTGACTGAACAAATTTTAAATTGTCTGTCTCGTATTGTTTTGCGTAATTAATTCTATTGTCGGATAAATCAATTCCGTATGTATTCTTAAATTCATCACTTAATGTACGAGTAAAATACCCAAATGCACATCCAACATCCAAACAATTTTTTTCATTTAAATTAGTAATGTTATTTTTAATTCTTGGTATTAAATTTTCCTTCATCCAATTAACATCTCTTTCAGGATAACCAGTTTCATGACCAGGAGTCCCTTCGGGATTAATTGAACTTTCGTTTTCAAAGTATTCTTTCAAATGACCTTTAATATTTTCTATCATCTTAATTGTATTTTACATATTCTTTTACTTCTCTTATTTCGGAGTCGGTAATAAGGTTTATTTCGTTTTTCAATCTAAATCTTTCATCGTTTGTGAAATACACTTTTCTTGCTAAATCGACAAACTCTCCCTCAAATCTTTTTTCAGTTTCTAAAACTCTTAACTTGTCTTCAACATCCCAAAGTTTTTCATTTATATCACATAACTGATGGTATAAGGATTCAATTTCTGACGAATCCAAATGAACCGATGATAGATTATAAAGTAGTTCGAATTCTTTATTAACCAAAGTTAATTTTTCTTCGTTACTTATTTTAATTTTTTTCACTTGCAGGATTGATAATTTATCTATCAATTCTCCGACACTAACTGGTACGTAAATCATTTTATATATGTTAAATCTTTATCAAACATGTGTTCTACCTGATGAAAACTCGGAGGATTGTGTCTTGAATATACTGTAACATTTTTTAAACCTAATTTATTAATTATGTACAATATTGAGGTTTCAACCGTGTATATATGTTTGGCTTTTATTAATAATCCAATCCAATCGAAAAGGTTATCCCATCCGAGATAAGTCATTTCAATTGAATTCTCATAATGTCCCATGTGTGGGCATGGCTTAGAATCTGGCGGTGAGCCAAACATTCTATTAACTAAAACAAATTCTTTATCTCCAACACCGAAATGGTCAATTAATTTTTGTTCTCTTTCAAGATTTCTTTCAAATGTGAAATGGTCAACCCAATCGCTAAAATCCATATTGAGTAATTTGTATTTTGCATGCATGATAGGTCCATCGTAATGTCTATCGAAATGTTGAATAGGTAGATAAACATCATTCACATTAATAACCATAGGTTTGGAATACCCTTCGTTGTAAATGTTTCTATGTGGAAAATCGGCATTTTCATTTACAAAGATTAAGTTATCAATTTTGATATAATCTTTAATGAATTCGAATTGAGAAATTACAGGCCATATAACAGTATACCCTTTTGAGATATAATCTTTGGCAATTTTTTGAGTAAAAAAAATATCACCAATTCCTGCGGGTTGTCTTATTAAACAAATTTTAGACATATTCTTTTAAATAGTTTTCAAAAATCCAATCGTCCAAAACACTGTATTTTTGAACTCTGTCGTAATTGTCTTTTATTGCCTCCATTTTTGATTGGTATAATTCTTCAGTTAATTGGGATAGGTCAAACATACCTTCAAAAAAGATTATACCATCAGGGTTAAAATATTCTACAACTTTTTTTGTTCCCATGTAAATCGGGATAGTTCCTGTTGCAAAACAATCTAATATTTTTTCAGTGAAGTAGGTATCATATGTATCATTTTCAACCGCAAATGAAAACATATAATCTTTTAGTCCAACTTCCTTGTTTGGTATTTCGTTAATACCTCTACCAAATACATCAATCTTATCAATATTATTCATTGCAAAATCATGTCTGATTTCGTGTTGACGAGTCCATCTTTTATTCGATGTAATCATAGAAGCCATCTTAGTTTTTGGATGGATTCCAAATTCTTTAATATAACTACCATAAGCTGGTGTCCACTTGAACTTTGGGTGTAATGAGAGTAATTCATCATTATGAGTCCAAATCTGTTCAAAAGTGTTAAGAACCTCATCTAAGTTTGATTTGATATTATCAATTGCTCCCCCATCAAATTTTCTTGACTCAATAACCCAAAGGAATTTTTTCTTATTCCCATTATCTATTTTATGGTCTTCAATGGCCTTGAATAAGTCATTATCTAAATAAACTGAAATTGGGTTGTCGTAACTGTTAAAACACCATTCAATTAGTTGAGGAGCTTTATTTGCGGTAGAACCTTTATCATGTGAAAAGTTCCTTGATAACATGTTTAATTTAACCATCCGTCTTCGTATTTTACTTCAAGTACTGTCCAATATGGTTCATAAATGTCTTTATAATTTCTTGGTCCTCTAGGTCCAAACCAAATTGAAGGTGCTACTATTTTTTTATTATGGTTTTTGTTTAAGAAACTTGCCCACCATGAGAAGGTTGAATTAACTATGATGTTGTTTTTACATAATGACATTAACCACATTTCCCTGTAATCTTCGTCTTCTACGTAAGTTACGTTTTCAAATTTTAGGTTTTCCTTTACCCACTCTTTGTCATCACTGAAAACAAATACGTGAGAGTATTCACCAATTTCTTTAACCGCTCTCTCGATGTATTTCTCAGTCGCAATTGGGTGAATATCTGGATTCATAAAACAATCACCTCTTCTGATGTGAACAGACAATGTGTTTTCTTGTTTTAGTTCAGGGTATCTTTCCACCATCTCACTGACGAATTCTTCCGTAGGTGAGAATATGTTTCTAATTCTATCATCATGACCTAAAAAGTTTTTTGAACTTTGAAAGTATCCGTCGAATACGGTATTACCTTCTTTCACGAATACATCAATGTATTCCCACGGACCTTCACTAACTTTTTCAAACCCATCAATATTGTCAACAAACTTCATGTTTCTGAAAATATTATTTAGGTAGTTTTCTGTTTGTCTGCCTTGCATTGGTGTCCAAGACCTTGGAACGAAAACTACATCCCTGTTGTGGGTAATTCCCTGTGCAATAGCGTGGGCCGCTTGAAAAATTTGATTACCTAACCCACCCATTAAATTACACGATATTAAATTGCTCATCTAACTAATTTTTTTAATTTTGTTTTATTTCTTATTATGTTTGCACATCTCTCTTGTTCTTGATGACCTCCACCTGTTGCACTACCTGGTTTGTGGTCATTGTATGGTGATTCTGCATTATAAACATAATACAAATTAGATAAGAATCTATAATTTTCCTCTCCCGCTAATTCTAAAAGTGAAAAGGTGTATGCAACATCTGCCGCAGATTTGAAGTATTCACCGTCGTCATCTCTAAGATAATCTTTAGGGATTGCTTTCCATAGAAAAGTTTTCCATGTTCTTAGATGAGAAAACCTGAAAGCGTCTTTACGAACCGTATTTGGATTACATTCCATAGAAAATCCGCTTTCACCACTTGAGTACATGAATGAGCCATTAGTTAACCAAATGTTTCCGTCAGAATACGTTTTACGAATATCCCCAACAACATCAGAATTTAATAAAAAATCATCACCGTCTAACTCAATCACAATATCTTCATCATCAAATGTTAATATAAGTTCATCCAAATTTTTTAATTTGAACTTTTTTTCGGTATTAACAATTAGTTTGAATCTTGGGTCCTCGGATATTAAGGATTTGCACACCCCAACAGAATTGTCGGTAGACATGTCGTCAATAATGTAAACTTCGAAATCACTATCCTTTTGGGACTTCAAAGTTCTAATACAGTTTTTAATGTATTTTTCTGCGTTCCAAACGCATACTACAAATTTTATCATTGTAAATTAATTACGAATCCTTCAGGGGTCGTTCCTGGTTTATAAAATTTCAATCTACCGTTGTGTTCCTCACTCAAATCTGACAGTTGTTTACTGACAGCATCTATTTCAATAACGTTTAGATAATAACCTTCATTCAGTAAATCCAAACACAGTTTGAATTGTTGTGATTCTTCTAAGATATCGGTTCCTCTTTTGTAGGTTATGTAGTTCATAACGAAAGGAATTGTTTTATCTGGATTCTGTTTAATGAATAAATCCTTTAAAAAGGAAGCGTGTTCTTTGTTGAATTCATCTACAGTAAATGGTAGATTAAGTTCCATTCCGAGTTCTTTGGCGTAGTGACCTAAAGCCCTGTTATCCCTTGGTAAACAAGGTCCACCGAATCCAAAACCATATTTCATATATTTGTTACCAACTCTGGTGTCACCACCAATCGCCTTTAACACTGAGTCAATCTCATTACTTAAGTTTGACTTAGTAAGAATATCCCCCATCATATTGGCGTAACTAATTTTAGTTGTTAAAAAACAGTTGATACCTATTTTTGTTATTTCCGCTGCTTTACATGACATTACATGTGCGTTGACAGGTGTTGTTTGGATTTTAGTATAAATTGAAATTAATTCATTTGCCAATTCTTGATACTCGGTACCTATCAAAACAATGTCGGACTCTTCAAGACCTTTTACAATTTCACCTTGAGCAATGAACTCAGGATTATATGCAACTTGAATACTAAACATTGATAATCTTTTCTGAACTTGTTCTACGTCACCAGGGTTAGTTGTACATCCCACAATAAATTTTTTATTGAAAACGGGAATATCTTGTTTAGACGATTCGAAAAAATCATTTGCAACTTCAAATACTGCTGAAGTATCGTAACTACCATCGGTAGTGGACGGGGTCGCAACAAAGGTGAATATGATGTCACAATTTTTTATAATTTCAATATTACTGGTTGTTGCACTAAAATTCGTAACCTCAAATAACATTTTTTGTATTAAAGGTTCGTTTGTTATACAAATGTTATTGTTAAGATTAAAAACATAATCTTCACGCTTATCGGATACAATCACTTCGTATCCTGCTTTTTCACAAAGAAGTGCGAATGTGAGACCTAATCTACCAGCCCCGATTATTCCTATCTTCATATAATTTCGTTTTCTTTTAAATCAAATATTGGTATTGAAACCATTTTGTGTTTATTCTTTTTATTAAAACCCAAATAGGTCTCAACAATTTTATATTCTTTACTACTATAACATAATTTGTTTATTCCATATTCCATCGCCCATTCTAACTCTTCATAAGTCGCCCCGATTTGGGTTTCATCAACTCTGTTATCATCCCATAATCCATCGGTAGGTTCAGCTTCAACAATTTCTTGACAAACACCTAAGTGAATACCGAGGTTTCTAACCTCAGTTTTATATAGGTCTGCAATTGGAGAAATATCTACTCCACCGTCACCATATTTGGTATAAAACCCAACACCAAAATCCTCAACTTTATTTCCAGTACCAACTACAATACCATTCTTTGACGCCGCAATTTGATACAAGGTTATCATTCTCAATCTTGATTTCGTGTTTGCGAATCCTAATTCAGAATTATAATCTTTTCTAAAAACTGGATGAGATTTAAACTCTTCAAATGTTTTACTCAAATCAACATTTAAACCAATCACATTATCTTTATATTTGCTTGATAAATAACTGATGTGTTTTTCGGATAGTTCGGTGTTCTTTAATGTGGAGTTTAATGGCATACCAACAACAATGGTTGGAATTCCTGTTTCCGCACACAAGGTTGAAACAACCGCAGAATCAATTCCTCCTGAAACACCAATCACTAAGGTTTCTATGTTGTTTTCTTCAACATAGTTCTTTATCCATTCTTTAATTTGATTTGATAGATTTTCGTAATCAATAATTCGATTCATTATAATAGTTTTTTGTATTCTTCTTTTATTTGTGTTGCAACGTTGGATGCAAAGTATTTTTCTACATCTGTAGGTGGTTCAAATCTTTCTTTTGATAAGATGAATCCACCTGAATCAACTTTATAAATCCAACTTGGTTTTCCACACATCCATCCTTCAATGGTTGTTCTTCCCAATTGTATTCCCGCTGTCTCAGAACACTTTTGAACATATGGCTCAACGTTCCATGTTGGAGGAAAATGTTTTACGTGTGCGTTTGACAATATTGCAGGTAGATAATTTGATTTGTCTTCTCCAACCAACCAAAGTTCTTTTCCGTTGTCGGATGCATAATCAATCAAATCCATAATAGTTTCTCTCCTTAGGTAATCGATAGTACCGACAAACAAAATAAAGTTTTCTTCTTTAACCGACTTTGGCTTAAACTTTTCGTTATCTATTGGGTTATAGATAACTTCAATCATTTCTTCAGGTATTTCAAATTTATCTATAATGTGTTCCTTAATTTCAGGTCTGATTGCAATATATTTTTTTATTGATTCGTGTTTGATTGGGTCTTCTAATTCTATAACTTCAGAATGAATTGAATATACCTTATCAATTTCAGGATAAAATTGAATCATTCTTTCGGCAACAGGTTTGTGTTGCATATGTATGATATCGTAGTTAACGTCAGATACTCGGTACATTACATTTGGTTGTGAAGGTTGAAACCCTTTATCGGTTGTAATTCCCCACTGACCATCACCAAGTTTGAATCCAGGTGACTGCTCAAATGATAAACACTTGATACCTTGTCTTTTTGCCATATCTGTAAGTGGACCACCTATTTGTGACAATACTGTAACATCACAGTTTTGCTTAATTAAATTTTTGGCGAGTTCATAAACGTATAACTCAGAACCAGTAAAGGTTCTGAAAAACAAACAACTTATTAATACCTTTATTTTTTTCTGAGAATCAAAAGGTAGTTTGATTGGGAGATTCGATTTATACTTTTCTTCAAATATTTTTCTATTTGATTCCCACTGTTCATTTGTTTGACCTATTGATTTGTGAGTAATTCTTATGTTGGTTATAACTCCAACCCTAACTCCTTCTAAATGGTTTTCAAAACAAAAAGGGATGTCATAAAAATGAAACCCTTTAAACTCTTCGTTGAAGTTTTTCTTAATTCTTTTTTTATGTACGGCGATAAATAAACCATCAACAATAACCGTTTCAATTATAGAGTTACCAACCGAGTCTGCATATCTTGATTCCCATTTTTTACCTCCGTTCTCGTGGTTTACAATACCAACCATTTTTTTTCTATCTTGCCACCACATACCACTCGAAGGCATTGAGGTTGTTCCTGCCATTCCAATAATTCCGAAATCGGTTTTTTCAAAATGTTTAATCAGTTTGCTATACCAAGAATTGGTATCAAAATAAATGTCGTCATGACAAAGAACAACTATGTCAGTTTTTGCCTCAGACAATATTTCGTTATAAACTTCAGATAACGACCTACCATTGTTATTAACCTTTTCAATAACTTCTATTTTTTTAAAACCAGAACTTTTCTTAAGGTATTCAATAAACTCAGGTTTGCTTTCTCTAGTTGAGTATCCTACTGTAATCATGTTAATTATTTAATTCCTGTACTTCCGAATCCATTATCACCTCTGTCTTTGTCTTCAACTTTTTCTACTAAACTTAAAGAAACGTACCTACCGTTTACCACAGGACACAAAACCGCCTGAGCGACTTTCATACCTTTTGATATGGTAACAGTTTCATTACTAGTATTGAACATAATGACTTTTATTTCACCAACATATCCCGAATCAACAGTTCCTGGTGTATTAAGAACCGTAAGTCCTTGGTTTAATGCTAAACCACTCTTTGGTCTAACTTGAATTTCATACTCATCGGGGATAGATAATTTTAATCCTGTTGGGATTAATGCTCTACCAAATGGTGGTATGTTTATTTCTATTGTTGAATATAAATCAAATCCTGAATCCGAAGGGTAAGCGTAGGAAGGAAACTTCGCATTGTCATGTACCAACTCAACACCTAAGGTTTTTGTCTTCATCATTTCCATATGACTCTTGTCCATTTCATCTACCGACATACCTAATAGTTCTTCAAGTTCTTTCATGTAATCTTCTTCAGGTTCAATACCTGTATCTTGTTTTATCTTATTGAATGTCTCTTGTATTTCTGCCCAAATCTTTGGGTCAAGGTCTTCGTTCATTTGTTGCATTATTCTAAAGTTGTTATTTTTTTTATTACATCGATTAATACCAATACATCTTTTTCACAGTACTCCACAATACCTTTGATATCTTTTTTCGTCCAATAAGCATCGTGTACTTTGTTTCCTGTTACTTCCATATTCTTGGATGATTCAACTCCCATACAAACACACATTAGTTCTAGTGAAGCGATTGAACCATATCCACCGTATTGCCAAAGTTCTTTTGTATCTAGAGCTTTAATTTCCCATGGTTTTGTATCATGACCTGGTAAAATTTTTGGTGGCAATAGACCATTCATAATCATTCTTTTTGCCAACATTGGAATATCAAATCCCTTTACATTATGACCACACAAGAAGAATCCTAACTCACCAATTCTACGTAAAAGTTTTTGAACATCTTGTAACAAATCTTTCTCATTTTCGTTACTGAATGATTGTATCTTTGTTTCACCCTTGTCTGTCACGAACGCAACACTCACACACGCAATTTTTGCAAACTCAGGAACTAATGCTGCTCGGTTTACAAACATTTGTTCTACACCTTTATCAGCATCTTCAGGAAATCTTTTTTGAAACCAATCAAAATAATTTTTGAATTGAAATGCAAGTTCAGGTCTATTAGATTCTAAAGAATCCCATTCAGGTTGGATACCAACGGTTTCAATATCTAAAAACAAAAGTTTTGTAAGGGGTATGTTTATCATAATAATGATTTATAAAATTGTGCTCTATTTTTCGTTACCACGTTTAAATCGTACTTGTCTTTCACGGTCTCATATAATCTTTCTCCCATGTCTTCAACCATATTTGGATTCTTGATTAGTTTTTCAATACACTTCGACCAATCACTATGATTTCGAACCTCTTTAATCAACATTGCATTTCCGTCTACGAAGTTACCATTTTCTAAACAATGTTTCAAATCTATTGTGTATGGACCAATTTCAGAAGCAATTAATGCTTTTTTATAAAATCCTGCCTCAATAACTTTGAGTTGAGATTTCATTCTGTTAAACATAGTGTTTTTGATTGGTGCCAAAGATACATCAAATTTTGAATAATTCTTAGCATAAGATGTAACAGGTTTTGTCCAAACTCTTAGATATGATTCATTCATCTCATTTTCATAAGAATCCTGATTATACTTCAATAAATGTTTTTTATAGTCCTCAGAAATAATTGAGAAATTTTGTGTGAATATTTTCTCATATTGAGCCCATACAGTTTCTGCTGGTAATATATTTCTTTTGGTGTGTTCGCCAGTTTGAGCGTTGATTTCTGTAACGGTACCTCTTGTATCAAAACCACAAAGAACATATTGAACTTTATCTTTATGACTCGTTAGCTTTGAGAATCCGTCATTCAATAACTGAATATCGTGTAAGTGAGATGAGCCTCCTAACCAACCAATTCTAAGTTTATCAGACTTTTGGGTAGGTTCTTTAAATTGAGGTTCATTAGGGTTTATTGCGTTTGGAAATACAACTACGTTCTTATTAAACTTTCTTATTTCGTCTGCAAATAACTCTGTGGTTGTAGTAACATATTTGGATACTTTTAGATTTGCAACAATTTTTTCGTTAATCTTGTTAACTTTAATGATATCGTGAATCGGATGTTCTTTTCCTGGCATCCAATAGTCGTCAATATCACACACAGTGATAACTCCTAAAGAGTTTAACATTTGTATTAATCTATTTGCCTTTTCGAAATCGGGACCGATACTTCTATGGTAAGCAACTATTTCATATTGGGTCCAAAAATTAACATCATCATATGGTGGTTCGTACACAATATCGACGTGAAAATCTTCAGGATTTTGATTTTGTAAAAAAATGTGAGGGTCGACAGACCTAAATTTACCAACTCCCGACCTGTCGGATGGTACGACTAAAACTTTGATTTTTGACATAAATTATAATATATACCTCAAAATATAAGGTTTTATGTCAAATAAGAAAAGGGGTTAAGATAACTTTTTAATTTTGGTAACTTTACCTTCAAATATGTGTTTTCCTACTTTGAAACTGAATACTTCACTAGCCTTTTCTGATGATTCAATTAATAATCCGTTTTCTTTCAAAGCATTATTAACCGCTTCGTTAATCATTTTTTGTAGGACTTTATAATCAAAATTACCAGTTGGTTGCGATTGTGTTTGTTGTTTTGGTTTTGCGGATTCAGGTGTATATCCTCCTTGATTTTCTTTCATTAATCTAGATGCTCTTTCAATCAAATCATTCGAAAGAGTTGGAGATTGTTGTTGAGGTTGTGCAATCGGGTGTTCCATCATAAGTTTTTTAATCTCATCAGGAAGTTTTGAATTTTTGATTGCGTCAACAGTAGGAACACCTACCGGCTTTGTATTAACTTTTGGAAGTTCTGATAAATACGGTTGGCTCATTTGAGCTTGTTGTGGAGATTCTTGCAAGAATTCTTGTGGAATATTGTACTTAGCTTGTGGCATATCAAATTCCTGTAAGGACGTTAGTGGTAATCCTTGATTGGTTGAACTTGCACTTTTATTAAACTTAGGGCTATCCATAATCGCTTTAGACGCCACTAATCTACTCATTAAATCGTTTTCATTCATAATATTAGAATTTTGCTATAATAATAATCGAAGTCATGCTTTTGTCACCATTTGGATTAAAATTTGGTTTCATTTCTGTAAAATTTTCTCCAGAAGGTTTTAGTGATAATATTTTATCTAACCTAAAAAGCCTCCAACCTGGTAAAGGTTGTTCCCCCTTGTATGCCGTATGAGACGCTCCTTCATTGTCCCAAGCCCTCAAAACTTTATTACCCGCTCTACTAGTACCCAAACACACAGGTTCAATTTCTCTGATACCTCTACCACCTGGCTCATCACCATCATAATAGACAATCACCTTCTGTTTATTTTTAATAGCGTTAACAACACTATCAACAGAAGCGATTTCACAAATTAAACCTTTTAATGCGTTTTGTAATTTCATTAAAAATTAGGATAAGTTTTTGATGAATTATACTTGTTAATTTTTACTTCATTTTTTCTTTCTACAACGTCATCTATTGTACCAGCATTTACGTTGTATACATCTAAGAATGAACCAGTTCCTCTTCCCATAGAATCACCATCAGCAACTGCGTCTCTGTTAACTACAGAATATTCATTACCTACGGCGTTAAAGTCGTTCTTCGGAATTAGTTTTGCTCTTTCCATATCAGCAATTGCTGTTAGAGCGTTTGGTACGTTTTGTGATAAATCAATTGCAAGTTCGTTTGCCATAATTATAATTTTCTCATTAGTTCGTTTATTCTTTTCAGACTTTCAGTAACTGCTACATTATACCTATCAACAGTACTTGTATGTTGTTGTGAAGGTCTTACATTATTAAAATCCTTTTTTTCGTGAGGTTTGATAAATTGGTTTTGCATACCAGCATTCATCTTATTTGTCTTGGTCATTTTGGTGTAATCCCTCATTTTCCTCAACTCATTATTTACCCAATTTTTCATCTCTGCACCACCATTTAAAATAAATGATGATTCTTTGTGGTTACCTTTAAAGTTGTCAAAAAAGTTTTTTATCCTTTTAAGTTGTTTGTACTCAATAAAGTTTTTTCCTTGTAATTCTTGGTTACGATTAAATCCTTCAGTGTTTTCATCGGCATCCTTTACCATGTGGAAACATTTTTTCATATGGTTCCTCATAGTATCAGGAAATTCAATTTCCCCTTTCGCTGAATTATATAAATCGTTATTCACCTTGAATTAATTTAATTAGTTCTTTTTTTGAAACTCCTTGTTTTTCTGCCTGTTTTAATAAAGATGTAAGATTTCTCTTAACTAACTTTGGTAATTCTTCCATAGTTTTTCCTGAATCTTTTTTTCCAACATCAGCAGAACCTGAATCTTTTTTCTTCGCCAACATATCTTCAACAACTTTTATTGCCTTCATTTTTTGAATTTCGGACAATGTCGCTCTTGTGATAAAATTAGGGTCTTTATAATATTTTGACTTTTTGTCTTTTTTACCTGAAGGGTCTTTACCTTGTTGTTTTGTTCTTTCTTTTGCTTCATCAGGTTCCATACCCATATCTTTAACCAAATACTTGAAGGTGTCTTTACCATCCATGTCTTCAGTTTCCTCATATCCAAAAGCACCTGACATATCAATTTCTTTAACTTCACTCTCACCGTAATATGTTCTATATCCACGAGAAATAGGGTCGTTTGTAATTCTTGATGCGGCAACAGTTTGGTCCATAGTTTTCTTTGGGTGTAATCTTGGGTCCAAGATAGGTATCTTAGAGTTTGACATTGCACCATCGGCGTTAACTAATTCTTCCAAGTCAGACTTAAGAGTTTTTGTGTCTTTGACTTTTTTCTCTTTGGCAACTTTTTTTAAATGTTTTTTCACCTTTTCACCTTTCTCTTTTGGGAAATGAATAACCTCATCTTTCTTACGTGCTTCGGTTAAAGTATTCTCCACAGAGAAGTATAATGAATATTTATTTCCTTTATCTCTCATTAAGAAATAATATGGTGATGAAAAAAATTCTGTGTCTGTAGAAATCATCGCTTCTTTTTAATCTATAAATACTATGACACAAGGTATTTATCATTAGTTTATGGCATATCAAAATATTAATCAGTATAATTTTAGACGTTGGGGTATTAGACCTGTCAACGAAATTACCGATATCTGTTTAGCTTCGGATGAGAAGGACTATGACCAAGAAGTCATTTTTTCACCATTATTAATAGGTGAAGAAGACGGTAATAGAATGCCATTCAAGTTTGATTTCAACAGTACAGGTACAACAATATGCCAATCAGGTTCTTGTACTTTTGATAACGATGTGATTGTTTCTGAAAACTATTGGAACCCTGAAAACATTGAACCTAATTTTTGTCCTAAGGTTACTGAGCTTTGTGATGTTGGTTTGACTGGTATTGACAACGGTCTTGTCAAAAAAATGTCAGGTGAAACCATAGAAATTACAACTGGACTTTATACAAACAATTCTGACAAATATAGTAGATACAAATACGATAGGAGAATGAAACTTCATCCTATCACAGGATTTACAACTACTGAGAATAGATTGTGGAATGACAATTCGTATAACTACAATTTAAACTACGCAACCGATGGTGGAGATGTAGGATATTTCGCAAGATTAAACGGTGGATTCTTCCAAGGTTTCTATAAAATACCTGGATATGATTATCAAGTATTCCCACAGAGAATGCCTTTAGGTTGGACTGCTGAGTTCATGTTAAGATATAGATGGACTGGTGATACAAGCGTCGGATTGAACGACAGATACCCTGACAATAAAGGTACGTTCTTCTACATGGGTTCAAGAGCTGAGAATAAGTTCTACCACTATGCGGATGGTGAACCAAAACAAGATACAGGATATACAAGAGTAACATCAGGTTTGACCTGTATGGAAACTTGTGGATGTGCAAGTTCTGCAAACACAGCGTCGACTTGTCTTCAGGTTTATCAAATATCGGGGGGGACTTCAACAAACTGTAACTGTGGATGTCCTTGTAATTGTACTGTCAATGCCAAATATGCGGAGAAAGACCCATTGTATGACGGAGTATCAAACGGATTATCATTAAGGTTAAGTGGAGACACAGGTAGTCCAAGATTATGTATTAAGACATATAGAATAACTGGTGGATGTGAGACAAGTGGTACCTGTTTTACAGGTTTAACTTATGCAACAGGAACGTCAGTTACTGAGTGGTGTTCAACAAGAGGAATTTTTGATGATTGTAAAAACACACCATATATTAATGTTGAGCACTGGGTCCAAATAGATGCCGTATTCCAAAGAAATCAATGGTTGGATACATGTGACCTTTACGAAAAGGGTGGGTTAGGTTTAATTGTTGATACAATTTATACTGCCACGCCAGCAAACAATAGTGTTAGTTTAATAGAACCTCCACTAACACACGAATTGCCTTATGACCCGGCAACAACTGAGATTGTAACTTTCAATGACAACTGGACTGAAGAAATAAAATATAGATTGGGTACCCTGAAACTTTACGTTAACGGAAAGTTATTCATGGTTGCTGAAAATTTTGAAGAGATAATTCCGAGGTTATTAGATGTACAGAGAGAAAAACAAATCGGTGTCGGATATAACATATCGATAGGGGGTGGTACACAAGGGTTAAAAGATAACTTGACGTTCTCGGGAGGATGTCCATCATCAGTTGATGATATTATATATCAACAAGACCCTGAGTGTTTAACAACACACGACTTAGACAATACAATCTATTCAGGTTTAACAACTCATATTAAGTTAGAGGAGTATTTTGGTGGAAGTATGATTGGTGACATCAGCGCATTTAGAATGTACACTGAACCACTCAACGCATCACAGATTAGACACAACTTTAGAATATTAAAAAATAGATACAATCTATTAGACCCTAACTGTATTAACTGTACAATCATTGTTCCTAATAATGACTTATATTACCTTTCACTACCTTGTAATGATTTGGGTTATACTTTATATCCATGTCCAACACCTACACCAACGGTTACATCAACAGTTACTCCGACAGTTACTGAAACACCAACTAATACACCTACACAAACAACTACTGAAACTCCCACACCAACACCAACGTTTGTACCATTGAATTTAGAACTTTTTGCAGAGTATACCGCAGGTTCTATAATTGCGTCTTACACTTTATTATTAAACCGTCCATATGGTGAAGAAATAAATATCACTTTCGAAAATGTTCTAAATGTTTATAGCGGGTCTCCAATTACAATATTTACTGGAGTTACGGTGAGTTCAGGTGGTTTATCAGGGCAAACTATTGTTACAATAGATGAAGATTATGACAACTATACCGGAGTACCATTTTTTAGTCAATTATCAGGAACTCCAAGCGGAAGTACTTATGAGATATTTGTAATCCCACCAACCCCTACACCTACACCTACAAATACTGAAACACCGACACCAACAGTTACACCTACAAATACTGAGACACCAACACAAACAGTTACACCTACAAATACTGAGACAACAACTCAGACAGTGACTCCAACTAACACTGAGACACCAACACAAACACCAACTAATACTCCAACTCAAACTGCAACTCCATCCACAACGGCAACTGTTGGATTGACTCCGACTGCGACAGAGACACAAACACCAACTCCAACCGAAACTCCTACCAACACTCCTACTAACACAGAAACGCCTACAAATACACCAAGTGAAACTCCGACCGAAACTCCTACTAATACTCCAAGTGAAACTCCTACAAACACTCCTACAAACACAGAAACTCCTACAAACACACCAACTGTAACACCTACAACATTTACAGGATTTACGGTAACCATTTCAGAAGTGGGTCCTGATGTGATTTGGAATGGGTCAGGAATTTTTAACTTAACCTCATTATCATTAATGGGAACCCAAGTCACAGGAGCCGGATATAACGCAAGTTTAGGGGTTTGGGGAATTGGACCTGGAACCACACTACAACAATATAGTGGAGAAACCTTTACGTATCCCGCAAGTTTTGGTACAGGTAGTGGTTCTGCAACATCATCAGCGGGTTCTACGGTTTCTGTTCTTTCTGGTGGACCAGGACGAATATTATTAGTCCCTTCAGGATATACATCAAATACAGTTATTAGTGGAACTGCGGTTTATTCAGGACAAACAATTAGTAGTATGGGATTAAGTGGTGGGACATACACATGGTCTTGGGGTTCAGGTGGAAACGCTGGTTCATTAACTATGATTATTGAAACACCAAATCAGACTCAAACGCCAACTCCTACAAATACACCAACTCCAACTGAAACCCCTACAAATACACCAAGTGAAACTCCAACTCAAACTCCAACTAATACCGAAACTCCGACACCTACAACAACAACCACATTAACTGCGACTCCAACTAATACTGAAACTCCTACCAATACTCCAACTCCAACTAATACTCCAACTCCAACCTCAACACCTGCAGTACCTGTAACAACTAATCTTAGATTATACTATGACCCAAGTAATTCATCAAGTTACCCAGGTACTGGTACAACCATCAACGATTTATCGGGTAATGGATTAAGTGGAACAACGACTAACATTACATTTACATCACCTTACTTTACATATAATGGAGCTTCATCACAAATCAGAGTTGCCGACAACGCGTTATTAGAACCAGGAAGTGGAGACTGGACTATGGAAGTATGGGTTAATCAATCAGTTTTAGGTAATGATGTTGTATTAGGAAAGTTTGATAATGGTGGAGAATCTCGAGACGTGAGTTATAGTATTAGAACAACAAATACCACTTATTACACACAAATAGGTAATGGTGTTGGAGTTGTTAACAGTACAAACTATACAGGAACAATTGGTACATGGTACCAAATAGTTTATGTATTTACCAATATTGCCGCAAATACACTTCAAACATTTGTAAATGGTGTGAGTATAGGAAGTGTGGCCCATAGTTTAGCCAGCGTATTAAACTCAACTAACCCACTTTACATAGGTAGTTACAACGGAGGAGAGTTTCCTCAATGGTTTGCTGGAAGAATAGGTATAACACGTTTGTATAATTCGGCGCTTACCGCATCACAAGTATTACAAAACTTCAATGCAGATAAATCAAAATACGGACTATAAAAAATGAGTGTTTGTAATCAATATCGAATAACAAATTATAACAGTGTAGAAGACGGTTATTATAGATTTACAGGATGTACTGGTATTATCAGTGTTTCGTCTATATCTCCATTAGATACTCAATATGTTTGTGCTGACGACTTAATTAAAGAAAGTTATAGTGGTCCGTTGAATATTGTTAATATGGGTATATGCCCATCAAACACTCCGACACCAAGCATAACACCAACAGTTACTCCAACGGTTAGTTTATCATCGACACCAATAACCCAAACTCCAACACCAACAAACACGACAACACCTTCGAACACTCCATCTCCAGTTTATGAAAGAAATTTGAGAACAGGTGGGTGGTATCAAAATGTTTGTGAGTCGGTTAATATGATTGCAAATCCTGCTAACGTAAAAGTGTTTACAACAAAACCTTTCAACACTTTGGAGGTTGGAGACCATGTATATGGTAATAAAGAATTAACAATATCTCCAATCGGAGCGAACTTTACCATATCTGACGGAGCTAAGTTTGTTCAATTAAGCGGTACTTTGGTCATTAATGTTGGTGTGTGTTAAAATAAGAATTAAGAATTAAAAGTATTTATAAACATGTCGTATTGCGGAGCATCTATATTCAGTGAAAGTTTAAGTGGTTTAACCACAGAAGTTACCTTTTTGCCTTGTTCAGGAGGAACAATAAGTTTGGGTACGCAAGTTTTTCCATTCACATATGTCAACGAATATTATTTTGGAACCTATAATTGTTATGTTCCATTGTATGATTATGTATACACTATAGAAATACCGTGCCCTTCTCCGACCCCAACTCCTACAAGTACAACAACCCCAACCGTAACGCCAACAGTAACTCCGACTAATACACAAACCTCAACACCAACACCAACATAACCGATAATAAATTAAAAATAAAAAAATAAATGCAATAATTCGAGGTATTTATTAGTTAAAGAAGAATAATCATGGCATGTAGTAAATATACACTTACGAACACAGGTACAACTGTAGTAAATTTCAGTTATAGAAGATGTGAAGATTCAATGTGGGATTACCAAGTTGAGCTTTTACCTAACCAATTAAAAAACATTTGGGTAATTGACGGAACGTATACCGTAGCATCTAGTTTTAAAAACTCAATAGTATTAGTTAACGGAGGAGCGTTTCCTCCAACAGGTCCTACCCCAACCCCTACACCTACCCCTCCTGTAACTCCATCTAACACTCCAACTCCGAGTGTTACGGCAACACCTACGGGTACAGCGGCGGTAACTCCAACACCTACAACGACCTCAACACCAACAGCAAGTGAAACTGCGACATTAACACCAACACCAACTGAAACACATACACCAACACCTACAGCAAGCTCAACACCAACAACAACACCAACGGTAACACCTACGCGTACATCGTCAGTAACTCCGACACCTAGCACTACATCAACGAACACACCAACACCAACAGAACCAATAAGATACGAACATGACGGTATTTGTCATTCAGAAAATAATGAATCAACTATTTGTTCATGTCCAGGAACTGCAACCGTATGGACAGACCAACCGTTCTTGTCTTCATCATCAGTAATGTTCTCAGACCCTTCAGGTCCTAACACAGGTAACCCTGAGGGATATTATCTTGAGGGAGGTATTGTTTACCAAGTCGCAACTGATTGTGGACCTGGTTGTACAACTGGTGCGACAATTTCGGTTTATTCAACTTGTCCTACAGTGACACCGACAGCAACTCCAACGAATACTCCATCACACACACCAACAGGAACACCAGAAGTAACACCTTCTCCAACACCTTCTAGTTTTGGAACAAGTACTTTCAAAGTTACTATGAATGCAAGTGGTAGAGCTATATTGAATTCGTTTATTTTGACAGAATCTCCTTACATTGGAAGTTCAGGAATCGGGTTTAGTGCAACTACAGGAACGTATCCATTAGCGGCAGGACCGGCAACAGTTTACGGAACACATGATGCAATATCTGCTCAGACAGTAAGTTTTGAAATAACAAGTACAGGTTCCGCTTCAATATCAATCGGATACTTTATAAACGGTTCAATTGTATCTCAAGTGAATAGTTCAGTTGTCAGCGGGTCGAATACAGTAAACGTATTTATCGGTGGCTCTTATTTAACAACAGACACAATCGAATTCCGTGTAGGATAAAAAATACTAAAAAGAATATACTTTAAACCCTCGACATTGTCGGGGGTTTTTTTATTTTTAGTGTAAAATATATTTTAAATGAAAATTTTTATTCAAATCGCATCTTACAGGGACCCACAATTAGTTCCAACAATTAAAGACATGATTGCAAATGCCAAGAAACCTAAAAACTTAGTATTCGCAATTGCAAGACAATATAGCGAAACAGACGGTTTTGACAACTTAGACGAATACAGAAATGACAAAAGATTTAAAATCTTAGACATTCCTTATCAAGAAGCCAAGGGTGTTTGTTGGGCAAGAAACTTAACTCAACAACTTTATGACGGAGAAACATATACATTGCAGATTGATTCTCACATGAGATTCATAAAGGATTGGGATGATGTATTAATTAAAATGATTAAGGGGCTCCAAAAGGATGGGCATAAGAAACCTCTACTTACGGGTTATGTCCCATCTTTTGACCCCGAAAATGACCCACAAGGAAGAGCACAAGATGCTTGGAGAATGGCGTTTGATAGATTCATTCCTGAAGGTGCCGTATTCTTCTTACCTGAAACAATACCAGGTTGGAGAGAAATGACAAAACCTGTGACGGCAAGATTCTATTCAGCTCACTTCTGTTTTACTTTAGGAGAATTCTCAACTGAAGTTCAACACAACCCTGAATATTATTTCCACGGTGAAGAAATTTCAATTGCTGCAAGAGCTTACACATGGGGTTATGATTTATTTCACCCTCATATCCCTGTAGTTTATCATGAATACACTCGTAAGGGTAGAACAAAACAATGGGACGATGACAAAGGTTGGGGCGAAAGAAATAGAATTTCTCACTTAACAAATAGAAAGTTATTTGGTATGGATGGAGAAACTCAAGAAGGTCATGACGGACCATATGGATTCGGTACGGTAAGAACCTTAAGAGATTATGAAAGATATGCTGGATTATTATTTGAGAAAAGAGCTGTAGACCAACATTGTTTGGATAAGAAATATCCACCAAGTCCTGTTATTGAAGATGAACAAGAATGGTTAAATAGTTTCTCAACCATATACAAACATTGTATCGATGTAGGTTATTCAAGTGTACCTGAAAAAGATTATAATTTTTGGGTTGTTGCCTTTCATGGTCCGAATGACGAAACTCTTTATAGACGAGATGCCGATAAAAATGAAATTGCTGGATTTATGAGAGACCCTGACGGATACTGTAAAGTTTGGAGAGAATTTCCAACGACAGTGTTACCGTCATATTGGGTTGTTTGGCCTCACTCAGAATCTAAGGGTTGGTGTGATAGATTGACTGGTCAACTAAATCATAATCACGTTAGTTAATGAAATTTTCAGAAATACCAAAGTTTGTTATAAATCTAGACAGAAGACCTGACCGATTAGAATCCATCACAAAAGAAATGGAATATATTGGTTGGGACTTTGAAAGATTTTCGGCAATTGATACAAACTCATATATGGGTATTACAAAATCTACTTTTGAAATTATTAAAATGGCAAAAGAAAGAAAATACCCAAGAGTTATGATTATTGAGGATGATTGTGGATTTATGCCTTACTCGAAAGATTTGTTACAACAAATTGAAACTTCATGTCCTGACTTGAAATTTGCTATGTTAAATTTAGGTCCAACACAAAATAGACCAATCAATGTTAGTGAGAATTGTGAGTTACTTTTTGATATGACAAATACACCTGAGTCATCCGAGGATGCTAGAGGTATATATGGTGCTAATATGGTAATATATGATGAGTCAATTTATGATACGATATTTGACATCTCATTAACAGCGTTCACATCAAGTGGAGAATATTTTTTCGCTTTGGATGATTACACATATCGTTTCATTGTCCAAAAACATCAAAGCTATTGTCCTATTTTACCTATCGCACCTCAAAAAACAAGTTACTCAAATATATCTGAGGGTATATATAATAATTGGTACATGCAAACATATAATTGGAACAGATGGTGTCCTCGTAAGATACCTAGTGAGTTTATGGACCAATATAAAGTTCAAGAAATGAAAGACAGGAACGAACATCACAAATTTTATTATGTCAGTTAAATTTATTACATCAATTTATAGTGACCTTTATGGTACTGAGTTTGGCGGTAGAGTCAATCGAGGTGGTCATTACAGATACAGTTTATTGTCATTATTAAAAATGACCGACGCAGATTTTCTTTGTTATACATCAGATAGAGAATTATCATCATTAGAAAATTTTTTTTATCAAGACAATGGAATTTCAAATGAAAAATTAAAGTTTCAGGTTTTTGATATTTCACAAACAAAATTCAAAGATTTAATCAATCAATATAAAAATATTGACGAAACAAAAAAATCTGACAGATGTGTTGAAATACAATACTCAAAGTTTCACTGGTGGTGGAATGAAGATAAATCCTATGATTATTATTATTGGATTGATGCTGGTTTATCACATTGTGGTTTGATACCATTAAAGTATTTGACAGATGATGGATTAGTCAGAAGATATTATGAAAGTAATTTATTCAATAATGATTTTTTAAAGAACGTTATCGAAGATACTGGTGATAAATTTTTATTATTAGGAAAAGAAAATGACAGAAATTTTTGGTCGGGAACTGTAGACAGAAAGTGGTATAAAGAATATGATAGAAGTATCCACATAATTGGTGGATTATTTGGAGGACATAGGGATAAGTGGGATGAAATGGTAAACTTGTTTGAAGATTATTTACAGAAAGTAATGGTCGACGGTCAAGGTATTCCTCACGAAGAACATATTATGACATTAATGTTTTTCAATCACAAAGAACTTTTCGAAAGAAAACATTTTGATATTTGGTGGTGTAGAGACAATGCACCCCAAGGGGTTTCAGATGAACTCTTCCAACAAAATAAGAGTTTCTATAAAATATTAGAAGAATTTAACAGAATATATGAGTAACATAACTTTAGTAACAGGCATTTGGGATATCGGTAGAGGAGAATTGACTGAAGGTTGGAGTAGGTCATTCCAACATTATTTAGATAAATTTGAACAACTATTACAAGTTGAGGAAAATTTAATAATCTTTGGTGATGAGGAATTAAAAGATTTCGTATTTCAACACAGAAAACCTGAGACCACTCAGTTTATAACAAGGCCGTTGAGTTGGTTTACCAACTCAGAATTTTTTCCTATGATACAAAAAATCAGAACCAACCCTGACTGGTACAATTTGTCTGGTTGGTTAAAGGAATCGACACAGGGTAGATTGGAAAACTACAATCCTTTAGTGATGTCTAAAATGTTTTTGTTACATGATGCCAAAATTATGGACCAGTTTAATTCGGAATACATGTTTTGGATTGATGGTGGATTAACAAATACTGTTCATCCAGGTTATTTCACCCATGATAAAGTATTGAATAAACTAACAAAATATATTTCTAAGTTTTCTTTTATCTGTTTTCCTTATGGAGCTGAAAGGGAAATACACGGATTTGAATACAATCAACTTAATTTAATTGCGGGTGCGAAGGTAGACAAAGTGGCCCGAGGAGGTTTTTTTGGTGGTCCAAAAAGTTCTATTGCTGACATGAACGGAATATATTATGGTCTACTCAAAAGTACTTTACAAGATGGATATATGGGTACTGAGGAATCTATTTTCAGTATTATGTCATATAAACATTCAGATTTAATTAACTATTTTGAGATTGAACCAAATGGTTTAGTTGGTAAGTTTTTCGAGGATTTGAAAAATGACAACTTAAAAGTAAAAAATGAAAGTACTGTAAAGGTTGTAAACAATTTAGATACCAATAAAGTTGGTTTATACGTAATCACATTCAATAGTCCTAAACAGTTTAGGACCTTAATTGATTCAATGTTAGAGTACGATAAAGATTATTTAAATAAAACAACTAAGTTTTTATTGGATAATTCAAGCGATTTATCGACAACCGAACAATATACAGCAATATGTGAAGAATATGGATTCGAACATATTAAGAAAGATAATTTAGGTATTTGTGGTGGTAGACAATGGATTGCAGAACATTTTGAAAATGAAACTGATTTAGATTATTATCTTTTCTTCGAAGACGATATGTTCTTCTATCCTCATGAAGGACATGTGTGTAGAAATGGATTCAATAGATACGTTCCGAACTTATATTCTAAATCTTTGGAAATCATCAAAAAAGAAAATTTTGATTTTTTAAAGTTAAACTACAGCGAATTTTACGGTGATAACGGAACTCAGTGGTCTTGGTACAATGTACCTCAACATGTAAGAAGTGAGTTTTGGCCCGACAAACCAAGATTACCTGAAATGGGTTTAGACCCTAATGCACCAAAAACTGAATTTAGTGCGGTATTATCACATAAAGGTTTACCATATGCTGTAGGTGAGGTTTACTATTGTAACTGGCCACAAATAGTTAGTAGAACGGGAAACAAGAAAATGTTTTTAGATACAACATGGGCTCACCCATTTGAACAAACATGGATGAGTCATATGTATCAATTGGTGAAAAAGGACGAATTGTATCCTGGATTATTACTGTTAACACCAACAGAACACGACAGATTCGAACATTACGATAGGGGGCTTCGTAAAGAGTCATAACAGTATATTTATTGTTATGGAATTTTATATCAAGAAGAATGCAACACTTCCTGTACTAAAAATGCAGGTTGTAAAAGATGGAAGAGCGGGGTATCAACAACTAATGGAGGACCTTGAGGTTTCTACAATATTTTTTACTATGATTGATGTAGAAAGTGGTATCCCTAAAATAGTTTCCGCTCCATGCGAAATTGTTGCCTTAATATTACCTGAAGGGGCGGCTACCGAATATTATATTTATTTCAAATTTACGGCAAGAGATACAAATACTCCTGGTAGATACCAAGGACAATTCTTAATCAGAAATGATGAAGGTAGTTTAATTTTACCTATTAGAGAAGAACTTTATATCAATGTACAAGATAGTTTCATTTCAGAAACTGCATGTTGTTAATTTGATTACTCAGAAAAATTGTTTAATATTTATATACGATGAGGAAGGTAAATTTCACGACAGTGTGAAAGCCAATAAACCACTCGTGTATTAGATATGTTTACAGAACAAGAAATTGAATCGTTCCTACACGGAAACGACCCTGAAGAATTTATAGTCGCTATTGAGTTCGACTACGCATCCAACTCCATTTTTAAAGTAAAAGAGATTCCTGGTAAAGGAAAAGAAATTCGTAAAGATACGTTTACTCCATTCGCGTGGGTAGGTGATTTACGAGACATCAACTTTTATGGTGGTTCAAAGGCTGCTCAGAAAGAAGCCATGACCAAACATGGTATAATGATTGATAAACTCGAAACACACGGAAACGAAAGATTACAAAAGGGTATGACGTATATTGTCAAATCTCTTAAGGGTTACCGTGAATTGGTTCAGTTTTTCAGAGAAGGTGGATGTGACCCTTGGGGAGAGAGAACCAAGGATAAGGTTATGATTCTACCTCCTGTGGAACAATATCTAATATCAAAAGAAAAAAGATTATTCAAAGGATTTGAAGATTATAATCAAGTTACCAGACTTGTATTTGACTTGGAGACGACCTCTTTAGAACCTAAGGACGGTCGTATATTCATGATTGGAATTAAATCAAATAAGGGTTATCATAAAGTAATTGAATGTATTGATGAATCTCAAGAAAGAGGTGCCATCATAGAATTCTTTGATATCATAGACCAACTTAAACCAAGTATTATTGGTGGATATAATTCAGCGAACTTCGACTGGCATTGGATATTCGAAAGATGTTCTATCTTGAACATTGACCCGAAAAAGATTTGTAAATCCCTCCACCCACAACATTCATTCACAAGAAAGGAAAGTATGTTAAAGCTTGCAAACGAAGTGGAACCGTTTACACAAACCTCAATTTGGGGTTATAATGTTATTGATATCATCCATGCTGTACGTAGAGCTCAAGCGATTAACTCGAGCATCAAATCCGCTGGTTTGAAATACATTACACAATATATTAATGCTGAAGCTCCTGACCGAGTATACATTGACCATTTGGATATTGGACCTTTCTACACTAAGAAAGAAGAATATTGGTTGAACATACAAAACGGTAATTACAGAAAAGTAGGTTTAGACCCTAAGATTGATACAATTTGTGAAAGTCGCGAGGACGTATACCTAAAAACTACAGGAGACAATTTGGTTGAAAGATATCTTGACGATGACTTGGATGAAACCCTCAAGGTAGACCAAGAGTTTAATCAAGGTTCATTCTTACTTGCGGCGATGATTCCAACAACCTACGAGAGAGTATCCACCATGGGTACGGCAACTCTATGGAAAATGTTGATGTTGGCTTGGTCGTACAAGAACAACTTAGCAATACCTGCCAAGGAATCGAAGACTGACTTCGTAGGAGGTCTTTCTCGACTACTTAAAGTTGGGTATAGTAAAGATGTACTCAAGCTCGACTTCTCGTCTCTATATCCTTCTATTCAACTTGTACATGATGTTTTTCCTGATTGTGATGTTACAGGTGCAATGAAAGGAATGTTGAAGTGGTTCCGTGATACTCGTATCAAATACAAGAACTTGGCTGAGGAGTATTATACAATAGATAAGAAGAAGTCAGAATCATATGGTAATAAACAATTACCGATTAAGATTTTCATTAACTCCATGTTCGGTGCGTTGTCGGCTCCTCAGGTTTATGCATGGGGTGACATGTATATGGGAGAACAGATTACTTGTACGGGTAGACAATATCTTCGTCAGATGATTAGGTTCTTTATGTCAAAAGGTTATGTTCCTTTGGTAATGGATACTGACGGTGTGAACTTCTCAACTCCTCAAGATGCTAAGGATAGAGTTTATGTTGGTCGTGGTTTGAATTGGAAAGTTAAATTAGGTAAAGAATATTTTGGACCTGAAGCTGATGTTGCCGAATACAATGACATATTCATGAGAGGTGAAATGGCATTAGATACCGATGGTGTTTGGCCGTCATGTATCAATTTGGCTCGTAAGAACTATGCGGTTATGGATGCTAAGGGTAAGATTAAATTAACGGGTAACAGTATCAAATCTAAGAAGTTACCAATATATATTGAGGAATTTTTAGACAAGGGTATTAAAATGTTACTCAAGGGTGAGGGTAAGGAATTTGTTGAATATTACTATGAGTATCTACAGAAAATATTTGATAAGCAAATACCGTTATCTAAAATTGCTCAGAGAGCTAAAGTAAAGTTATCACTTGACGAATACAAAAAACGTTTGACAACCAAAACTAAAGCGGGTAATAGTATGTCAAGAATGGCACATATGGAGTTGGCAATAGAAAACAACTTGAATGTAAACCTAGGTGATATTATTTTGTACGTCAACAATGGAATCAAAGCATCACACGGTGATGTACAAAAAAAGGGTGATGGTGTACAACTTAACTGTTACATGTTAGATAAAGATATTTTGGACAATGACCCAACATTGACAGGTGATTATAACGTTCCAAGAGCAATTGTTACATTCAACAAAAGAATTGAACCCCTGATGGTAGTATTCAAGGACGACGTTAGAAATGGGTTGATTGTTGCTGACCCTGAAAAACGTGGGATATTCACCGCAGGTCAGTGTGAATTAATAAATGGACATCCGTTGTCTGATGGAGACCAAGACAGGTTACAAGAAGATGTATTAGACATCACAGAACAAGAATTGAAGTATTGGGAAAAAAGAGGACTCAGTCCTAATTATATGTATGATTTAGCCGAAGAAGGGTGGGAAAATAAACTTATGACTGTTTAAGTCCATCAGATGAAAGGATATACCAATTTCCACCAACAAATCTAAATTCAATACAAGCAAACTTATCTACAACAACCTCATCATATTCCTCGTCGATTTTTCCGACATCAGGTCTTATGGTGAGGTTTGTCATTGACTTAACAACAATATGGTCGGTAGTTGATGAATCTAATGTAACAAACGATTGTGCAACTCCTCTAATGATGATACAACTTTCTCCGTTTGTTCTATAATCTAACTCTGATACGACAGATATTTCTGAAGTATTAATTGCTATTCCATTAATTATTCTTCTTGACGGTATCGATTTTACTATTGCCATAAAATTATATTACGTATATTTGTCGAGGCATTGCTCTAAATTTCATTTGTTTATTCAAATTTTCTGCAATAAGAGCTTCTCTCTCCATTACTTTTTCAGGTCTCATTCTCGTTAACCAACCTTCAGCCCCGATGAGTTCTTCTATTAGTTTAGTTTTTTCATCTTTAGCTTCGGTCAATAAACTTTGATAGTCCATTGTAATCTCGGTGTCAGGTGTTTTAAGGTTACCACTGTACTTACCCCTAACTCTTGCTAAGGTTTCTTTACAATATGCGGTAAACCATCTTCTAACCCATTGTTGTCCTGGTACATTCAAGTCAGACCAAGTTAACTCTTCAATCGGAACGTCAGTAGGTAATTTAATAATATCAGGATTATTTTTGAGACAATCCGCTCTACTATCAGGTTCAACATCGTAATACCAATACCAAACCGCTTTACCAACGTATAGGTTATAGTTAGCCCAATTGAACTTACCTCCTGGTGTGTTGTACAAATGGATTAACTTTTTACCGTCAGGTAAACCTGTTATTCTATAGGTTAAAGAACCCCCTAAAATTCTGTTTAGAATATTGGCTTCTTGCATTCTAATCAAGTAATCAAAACCTGACATCATAAAGTAAGAACCCTGATAACCCATTTGAGCGTATCCAGCTTCAGTTGCTCCTAATCCTACACCACCCATACCAAATCCACCAATTCCTCCCAAACCAAATGCACTCCAAGCTTGGTTTGAAAACCATAAAAGTTCATTTACTTCTCTACCTGCGGGGATTTCATATGTTTGTGTGTTAGCACTTAATATGAAGTAATCTTTCTTTAAAACCCATGGACCTTCTGTTTGAAGTCCAACAATCTTAGAATACGAGTAACTAAACTGTTGTTCAAAATCCATTGTTCTTGTAACAAGGGCTCTTGCAACAGACCTTTCGTTCATGTTCAAGTTAACAAGGTTAACCCACTGTGAATCAATCAACCATTGGAGAATATATTCTTCATAATCTCCAATTGATAATTCCATTAACGAGTCCATCATTTCATCTTCAAGTTCAACACTTCTGAGTGGTGCACCTAATTGATGTTTAATCCTCGTATATATTCTACTTCTTTCTGGTTCTGGTAATGCTGCCATATCAAATAAATATCTTTATTATTCTATTTCGTGTATTAAAGACGATTCATCAAAAATATATTGATAGTGGTCTTTAATTGGATTATTTTCGAATATTAAAATCTCGTTATTTTTCGTGTTGATAAATACCAACCAATTTACGTTGTAGGGTTTAACGTTTCCAGTATTGAATACAGTTATTTTACCATTTTCTGTTTTGGTATTTGAAAACGGTTTAACTTGAGCGGTATATTTTTTGTCTCCTAAATTGATGATTAAATCAATACCTTTAAATGCGTCTGTTTTTTGTCCGTGACCACCAATTTTTTCTACAGAAGAATCGGGTCCAAAATACCCTTCCATTTTCTTAAGAACTTGGTCTTCAGATTTCTGACCTCTATCCCAAAGTTTTTTTAAAACTTTGATGATGTTAATAAAGTCCTCGTTGTTTCTTGTAAAAATTTCTTTTTTGAAATGGTCTAAGGCTTTGATTAATCTTACAACTTCTGATGGAGTTCTTTTCTCTTTTTGACCAAAGTCAAACTTTTTCTCTGGTTTACCTATATTATCTATTTGACGATTGACTGCTTTGGTTAATAAACAAAAAGTGTTGAAGTTTGTGTTCAAATTATTCAGAACCGACCTTCCCTCTTTTGATTCAACTCCGTAGAAACCTGACATTTCTTTAGTGTTACCTTCGACCCAAAATTGATTGAATACTTTCTTTAAAACATCGGTAACTCCATCTTGATAGATTCTTTTTATTTTAGAGTTGTTAATTAATTCACGGTAGGCATTTATTTCGTTTGAGTCACAGAACTCAGGTTCTTTAGATTCTTTCAGAAGGTTTTCCATTTGGTTAGATTCCAAAAGTTTTGTTTCTGTTTTCATTTCGTATAATTTGGATACAAAATCCCAATTCACCACTTTCCAAAAGTTTGCAATGTATTCATCTCTCTTGTTTCTGTATTTTAGATAATACGCGTGTTCCCATAGGTCTAAACCTAATAGTGGAAAACCACCCCCTTCAATAACATTCATCAATGGATTGTCTTGATTTGGAGTCGACATAATTTTCAGTGTGTTTTTTGCGGTTAATACTAACCAAACCCAACCTGAACCAAATCTATCTTTTGCAATTGTTTCAAATTTTTTCTTGAATGTTGGGAAACTACCGAATTCTTTTGTGATTTTTTTATAAAGTTCACCTTCGAGTTTCTTTGGTTTCGGGGTTAACATGTTCCAAAACAATGCGTGATTGAATGCTCCACCAGCATTATTTCTTATCGATTTATCAAAACGACTTATAGTTTTGATTATCTGTTCAAGTTCTAAATCCCCGTATTTTTTCTTAGATAATGCGTCGTTTAGTTTGTCTACGTACCCTTTATAGTGTTTGTTATAATGAAAGTCCATCGTTTCTGGGTCAATGAACTGTTTCAGGGCTGAGTAAGAATAGGGTAGTTTTTCTATTCCAATTTTTTTCATTTCTGTGATTAACAACTCTTTTTCTCGGTTAACTTTTTGTTCTACTATTTGTGTCTCGAGTTGTTGAATCTTCTCTTCTATTTTATTCATGTTCGGATTATTCTTTGATTATAAATAATCCAGTATTTGGTTATTTTCTAATTTCATTAATTCTCTTTAGAATTTCTTCCGCGGTGTCGGAGGTGTTTTGGTTATCACCCATCACTGTTGCGATTACCTGTTTCTTGTTGTTTAGTATATCATATATGATACCTTCGATTGTGTTTTCGAATATTGGATAGTAAACTAATACGTTATTTTTTTGTCCGTATCGGTATGCTCTATCTTCTGCTTGTGCGTGGTCTGATGGTAAAAATGATAGGTCATTCATTATTACGGCCTCACCAGCGGTTAATGTTAAACCAACACCCGCCGCTTTTATATTTCCTACAAAAACTTTCACCTTTTCGTTTTCTTGGAAACTATCTACGCTGTGTTGTCTTTCTGGTTTTGACATAGACCCGTCAACTTTCACGGCCGCTTTACCGAAGTGTTGGCAGATTTTATTTAGTGAATCTGTAAAATTACAAAATATTATCACTTTTTTATCTTGCTCGATAATATTTTCGGCAAGTTCAATCGTTTCATTTATTTTTTCATCCGCAATAATTTGTCTCACCTTTGTAAGTTTGGTAAATTGAACTGTTAAAGATTTGGACTCCTCAGGATTTTTATCGTACCAATCGTAGTACTCACCCATAACTTCTTCATATGCTTTTGATTTTAATCTCAGATAGACAGGAGTAATAATTTTTTCAGGAAGGTCTAATACGTTTTCTTTTAATCTTCTTAACACAAGACCAACAGTCCTGTCTCTAAGTTCTTCAAGGTTTGAGGAACCTGTGACATTCCAAACTTTTCTACCTCCAACATTAAATTGATATCCACTACAATATCTGATAGCATATGCCATCCAGTTTTTGGCGACAGGAGATTCAATAAGATTGAGTAGATTGAAATAGTCCATAGGTCTTGAGGTCATTGGAGTACCTGTTAACAACCATAACCTATCAACTCTTTTGGCAATATCGTTAATTAATTTCGTTCTTTGTGCGGTAGGATTTTTGATATAGTGTGCTTCATCAACGACCACCAAATCAAAATTGGCATCAATAATTTGCGATTCATCTTTTTTCTTAGTGTCATGAAAGTTTTTTATAATATCGTAGTTTATAATTACAAAGTCGTGTTCTGTACTAAAACTTTTACCTTCAGATATGAATATTGACCTGTCTGAGTAATTTTCAATTTCACGTTTCCAGTTAATTTTTAATGTTGCTGGACAAATAATAAGGACTTTTTTAGCTCCTGTTTCTAATGCGGCGATGATTGTTGAGGTTGTCTTTCCAAGACCCATATCGTCGGCCAAGATAAACTTTTTATTTTCAACAAGTTTTTGAATTGCCTCTTTTTGATGTTCCAATGGAGGCCTGTGTGAATATTTGTCGTAGTTGAGTACTACGTCTTTTACAGTATTATCTTTAATGATTGCCGCTTTTGGTAACCAGAAGTCGTGTAGTTCTTCGTGGTCAAACACCTTTCCCCAAATATGGTAAGCCTTTTCTTTATCGGCTAATAGTTTTTCCACCCATACCTTTTTTGGTATTTCAGTATACAACTTATCGTCAGCCATTTTTTGTGCAAAGTAAGAATCAAGTATCACCCACTTTTTTGCAACCTTTGGTTGTTTATCGTGAAATGAAATGATGTACTCTGATTGACTTCTTGTTGGGTAGAATTTTTTATTAATTTTAGATTTTCTTTTTAGTTCAAGCAAATAATTGTTCCCACCCTCATAGGCTTCTAATAGAGACAACGCTTTTGATTCTAAACTAATATTTTCCATTATTCGAAATGAACACCATTACCATAGTTTATTAATAGTTCTTCTTCTTCATCTATATCCCTTAATGCGTAGAATATAAAAGTTCTGTCTTTTTCATTGGTATACCACTCAACGCTTGGTGTTTCTGAGTGATTGTAATAAGACCCATAACCTAAAACCAATGCGTGTTCCCTCCAATCCCGAGACCGTGGAAAACAGAACGTGTAGTTAGAGAATACCGGTATCGTTTCATTGTGGCTTTGAGGAAAAGAAAGAAAAGGGCAAACGTCTATAATATCACCCTTGGTTATCGGCTGAGAAGAAAAAACTCCTAAATTATGTAAGGAACTATTCTTAAGGTAAATTTTTGTTGGAGGTGCAATTTTCATATTTGAGTTAAATATAGTTATATAATGAGTATTTATCAATATATGCAAAAATTAGTTCCAATAACAAGGTTAGGTAAATTCTTCGGGGCCGAGGATTATGATTTAGATATCGGTATGGGAGAGGAGTGGTTATTAGGTGACATGAATTTTACCGTAGTTCTATATCGTATTGATAGAATAAAAACAGAAACAGACAATGTGTATGGTGAAGTTTTGGAAGATGGTATACAGTTTTTAGCTCCTGTAGAATTGAAGGGATTGGTACAGGTTATGGCACCGACAAACAAATTACTTGGTAATTCTAAAATTGAACAACAGGAGCCGGGTAATATGAAGTTTAGTATATATCAAAAAACCCTTGATGATTTGGGGGTTGAAATATTCTTGGGTGATTATTTGGGGTATTATGAAACTGAGGACCGAGTTAGATATTACGTTGTTAGTGATGATGGTTATGTTAAGTCCGATAACAAGCACACATATGGTGGATATAAACCGTTCTACAGAACTGTTATGGCAACATATGTAAGTGAAAACGAATTCAGAGGAATATAATGAACGTTGTGATTACAGAATCTCAATTCGATTCCCTTTTTTTAGGTAAAAAAGTTATGGTATACTTTAATCTACATAAAAAAACATTTTCTGTGTCTTATGATAATAAGGTCATAATGCACGCGGACTATGTAAAATTGGGAGATGTTGAGTTCAGAGTTAGAACAGGTGGTAGAGATAGAGTTAGGTCTGAAAAACAAAAGAACGTACACGCGTTTGTTATTGGAAATTTGTTAGAGTATTGTGAATATCCTTGTAAAAATATTCCAAATCCTCCATCAACTAATATTATAACATATAACCCATACAAAAACGAAACCTTTGTATATAAAGATGGTGGTCAGCCAATATACACAGCAAAGGAAGTTGATATGATTAATTCAACCAATAAATTATTTGTAGTAAAGAAATAAGATGTCATTACCAAAACAGGTTAAACCTACATTACCTTTAGTTCCAAAAAAAGAATTGTCTGCTCGTAGAGAACAATTGCTTGAATTTATCAATAAGGATGGAACGTATTTACCCAAATCGGTTTTACATGCGGATTTGGATAGAGGAATGTTGGATTTTGTTAAAGAAGAATTAAAAGTTGTAACCGCGGGTAAAATCGTCCCGATGGTTGATATTATTATAACGACTCAGAACTGGGCACAATATTCTGAAACCGCTCTGTTTTCAAATCTCGACTTCAATCCTGAGCCTCCGTTTATTACAGTGGTAAGACAACCAGAGGTTAAGTTTGGAACAAACCCATCGTTACAATACACTATACCAAATAGAAAACAATTTTATTATGCCTCCGTCCCAACGTGGAATGGTAATGAACAAGGTATGGACATTTATACAATACCTCAACCAGTTCCTGTTGATATTAATTACAGTGTGAAGATTATCTGTAATAGAATGAGAGAGTTGAATCAACTTAATAAGATTGTTATGCAGAAGTTTTCTTCAAGACAAGCATACACCTTTATTAAAGGACAGTACGTTCCAATCATAATGAATAATATTTCTGATGAATCTCAAACAACATTAGAATCAAGAAAATATTTTATACAAAATTATGATTTTACAATGTTGGGTTATTTGATTGACGAAGAAGAGTTTCAAGTAAAGCCTGCAATCGCAAGAGTTGCACAAATAATGGAGTTGGATACAACAGTATTGAAAGGTAGAAGAGACAAGTTTCCAAAAAATCCTGATGAATTTTTATCCAACTTTTTATATGTTGTAGGAAGAACAAGTTTGAGTGATGTTATTGATTTCACAGCAAACCTATCATTCATTGATTCAACGAATGTTGAAAGTTACGATGTTTATATCAATGAAGATTATTATGGTAGTGATGTACAGGAAATTCAAATCACAACGAACGATGTTTTAAGAATAGACATAGTAAAAACTGACAACACAAAAGAATCTTTGATTAAGTTCGAATCTAAGTTAGTTTAATCTTCTCCGTATATATCTTTTTTTTCTTTACACTTTTCGAGGATTAGGTTTTCAAGAAATTTATAAATCTTTATTCCTCGTTTATCACAGTACTTTTTCAGTATCTCATGTACTTCAGGTGATATTTTAATGTTCTTTATTTCTTTGGTTGTTTTCATAGGTAGAAAAAAGGCAGAATTAATTCATACTCTTTACAAATAGATATTCAAAAGTCAAGTTTTTTCATTCAGACACTAATATTTATCAATAAAATAAATCTGCAATAGAATAATTTAAAGAATGGCAACACAAGTAAATCAAAAGGTATATGTATCACCTGGAGTATACACATCTGAAACCGACTTATCATTTGTTGCTCAGAGTGTAGGTGTAACTACATTAGGATTGGTGGGGGAAACAATTAAAGGTCCCGCATTCGAACCTATATTTATAACCAACTACGATGAGTTTCAAGCATATTTTGGGGGAACGGAACCTACCAAATTTGTAAACACACAAATCCCTAAATATGAAGCGGCGTACATCGCCAAATCCTATCTACAACAATCCAATCAACTTTTCGTTACGAGAATTTTGGGATTGTCAGGATATGATGCGGGTCCATCTTGGAGTATCAAGGTGATAGCAAACGTAGACCCAACAACAATTGGATTGAACCCAACATCGGGAACTTCATGGACCGCTGTGTTTTCAGGTTCATCAACAGGTAACACGGTACAATTTATTGGAGGAGCGTTACCAACGTTTGTTCAATCAAACCTAAATACACAATATAGATTATCTGATGGAAGTACATCAACTTACCAATTAGATTTCAATACAAATTTAGATTCTGTCATGGATGACCCATCATTATCGGCAACTACTTCAGTTGTATATGGTGCAATCCCTGAGAACGATTTTTACAATTTGACTAATGTTTACTCAAATGTAATAAATGAGTTTGGTTCAGACACAGTTAACTTAGCAACTAACGACTTGACTTCTGATTTGAATGACCCTTGGTATTATTCTAACTTTGATATTACCACAGGAAATAATTATTCTGGTTACTCATTCTACTATGCGGTGACTAACTTAACCTCTAACGGTGATAGCTTCACAGGTACTGTATCAGGTAACTCTTACATTTTCTCAGGAACAGCTTATTCAGATTATAATAACATGGTTGTTGCAACCTTACGTTCTAGAGGTATTTCTCTTTTTGCAAATAGTGCAGATAGTGACCAACATGGTCCAATATATGAAGTAAGTGGTACATCTGATGTTCAATTAGTTTGTACTGAACAATATTCAGGAGTAACACAATCACCATTCGAATCTTTCTTGATTTCAGGTGTAACTAAAGACGGAGACAATTTCTCTTTTGAAACTTCAATGTCGGCTGCTTCATCAAAATATATCACTAAGGTATTAGGTGTTGATAACTTTGGAAAATCAAGAAATGAAGTTCCTTTGTTTGTTGAAGAAATTTATCCAGCTAGTTTAAATTATGCTTATAACCAAGGTTATATTCGTGGCTTAAATTGTAACTTGATTGCTTTAGAAGATGCTAGAAGTGAAAATTCACAATCTATCGCTTATAAAGTAACACAATATAAATCACCAAGTACTCCTTTCTTGGTTTCTGAATTAAGAGGTAATAAAGTTTATAACCTATTCAAGTTTATTTCAATCTCTGACGGAGACGCAGCGAATACAGAAGTAAAAGTATCTATTTCGAATTTATCTTTCAATAACATGACATTTGATGTGTTAGTTAGAAACTTCTTTGATACAGATGCAAACCCTGTTGTTATTGAAAAATTCACTAACTGTAATATGGACCCGTTATCAAACAACTTCGTTGCGAAGAAAATTGGTTCTAGTGATGGTGAATACGCATTAATTTCAAGATACATTATGGTTGAAATGGCTGATGAGGCTCCTATAGATGCAATCCCTTGTGGATTCTACGGATACACTCAAAGAGAGTATGAATCAGTATTGAACCCATCACCTTATATTGTATACAAAACAAAATACTACTTCCCTGGTGAAGTAATTTATAACCCACCATTCGGAGCTTCGGCAAACGCAACAGAGTCGGCTGGTGATATTGTAAGAAGAACTTATTTAGGATTTTCAAATCAATTTGGAATTGATGAGGCGTTTTTACAATATAAAGGAACACAAAACCCTGTTAATTGGGTGTCTTCAGCGGTACCTGTTGAAGGACAAGCTTGGAACTACTTAAGTAAAGGTTTCCATATGGACTCAGGTGCTACTGTAGTTACAATCTCTAACTCTTACTTAACAAGTGGAGAAACAGCGTTTGAGTGTGGAGTTGCTGATTTCACAAGAGACCCAGAAACTCAAGAAAACCCTTATTATTTTATTTACTCAAGAAAATATACAGTATGTTTCGCGGGCGGATTTGACGGTTGGGATATCTATAGAGAATTTAGAACAAACCAAGATAGATTCCAATTAGGTTCTTCAGGTTATTTAGCGGGAGCTTCAGCTTCAACGAGATATCCGACAGCAACAGGAGACGGTTTATTCAAGAGAATTGTTGTTCAAAACAATACACAAGATTTTGCTAACACTGACTACTACGCTTACTTACTTGGTATCTTAACTTTCGCTAATCCTGAATCTACTAACATCAACGTATTTGCTACGTCAAGTATCGATTATGTTAATAACTCAAACTTAGTTGAAGAAGCTATCGACATGATACAGTTCTCAAGAGCGGATTCGGTTTACATCGCAACAACTCCTGACTACCAAATGTTTACTCCTGATGCAACTAATCCTTTAGATATCATCTACCCACAAGAGGCGGTTGATAACTTAGATAACACAGGAATTGATTCCAACTATACAGCAACTTACTATCCATGGATTTTAACAAGAGATACTGTAAACAATACACAAATCTACTTACCACCAACAGGTGAAGTTTGTAGAAACTTAGCGTTAACAGATAACATCGCATTCCCTTGGTTCGCATCAGCGGGTTACACAAGAGGTCTTGTAAACTCAATCAAAGCGAGAGTTAAGTTGACTCAAGAAGATAGAGATACACTTTATCAAGGTAGAATTAACCCTATCGCAACTTTCTCAGATGTAGGAACTGTAATTTGGGGTAACAAAACGTTACAAGTTGCTGACACAGCACTTAACAGATTGAACGTAAGAAGATTATTACTTCAAGCTCGTAAGTTAATTTCAGCGGTAGCGGTAAGATTGTTGTTTGAACAAAACGACCAAATCGTTAGACAACAATTCTTGGATAGTGTTAACCCTATCTTAGATTCAATTAGAAGAGACAGAGGTTTATACGATTTCCGTGTAACAGTTTCTTCAACACCTGAAGATTTAGATAGAAACACATTAACAGGTAAGATATACTTAAAACCAACGAAGGCATTAGAATTCATCGACATCGAATTCTTCATCACTCCAACAGGAGCTTCCTTCGAAAATATCTAATAATTAACAGGGGGGATTAATTCCCCCCTTTTGCCAAATGAGAAAAGAATTTACAGAAGGATTCAAAGGTGAAGGAACCCCAGATTTAAAATATTATGCATTCGATTGGGATGATAATATTGTTCATATGCCGACAAAAATTATTGTTAAGGATGAGGACGGTGAAGAAGTTGGGATGTCCACAGATGATTTTGCGGAACATAGACATCAGATTGGTAAAGAACCGTTTGATTATAAAGGAAGTTCAATTGTTGGATATGCTGAAAATCCATTCAGGAATTTCAGAACGGAAGGAGATAAAGATTTCTTAATCGATGCAATGAGAGCAAAAGTTGGTCCGGCGTTTGATGACTTTAGAGAATCAATTAACAACGGTTCGATTTTTTCAATAATCACAGCGAGGGGTCACAATCCAAACACAATAAAAGAGGCGATATACAACTATATTATAAAAGGGTTCAATGGAATAGACAAAGAACAACTGATTAAAAATCTGAAAAAATATAGGTCGTTTGTTGGTGAAGATGAAATGAGTGACGAAGAACTTATCAAATCATATTTAGAACTGAATAAATACCACCCCGTTTCTTTCGGGGACGATAAAGGGGCAAGTAATCCCGAAGAAGCCAAGGTCCGTGCAATGGAGGATTTTGTGAGTTATATTAAAGGGATGGCTGCAGTACTAAATAAAAGAGCTTACTTAAAAAATGATATAGGTAATAATTTCATTCCAGCAAAACCATCAATAGGTTTTAGTGACGATGACCCTAAAAACATAGAAGTAATGCAAAAACACTTTAAAAATAAACCAGATAATATTGTAAAAACTTATTCTACTGCTGGAGGCACTAAAAAGGAAGTAAAATAAGAATACCGTTTTTAAAAAAATAAGTAAATAGAAATATTTTTGAAACGGATATATTTATCGTTATAAACATAGAAACAAAATTTAAATAATATGGCTGATTTACTGATGAAAATGCCGATTCCTTACGAACCGAAACGTCAAAACCGTTTTATCCTAAGGTTTCCATCAAGTTTAGGTATTAATGAGTGGTTCGTAGAATCTACGGCAAGACCACACATAACAATTACCCCAACAGAAATACCATTCTTGAACACTTCAACATTCGTTGCAGGTAGATTCAACTGGCAAACAATTAACGTAACGTTCAGAGACCCAATTGGACCTTCTGCCGCACAGGCTCTTATGGAGTGGGTGCGTTTACACGCTGAATCAGTGACAGGTCGTATGGGATATGCTGCGGGTTACAAAAAAGATGTGGACCTCGAGATGTTGGACCCAACAGGTGTTGTTGTTGAAAAGTGGATTATGTATGGTACATTCTTAACAGATGTTAACTTTAACCAATTGGCGTACAACCAAGACGCATTGGCAACAATTGCAGCGACTTTGAGAATGGATAGATGTGTGTTAGTGTACTAATACTATTTATAAAAAATTAATTACAATTATATTTAACCGTAAAGCACATAAACTTTACGGTTAATTTTTTATATGGATAATCAAGCAAGAGAACACGGTCAAGCAAACTTTTCGTTACCACACGATGTTGTACCATTACCTACGCAAGGTGTGTTCTACAAAAACAAAAAGAAATCTATTAAGGTAGGTTATCTTACAGCGAATGACGAGAATATATTAATGGCTGGTGGTACAGACATGACACAAACATTATTAAGAGCTAAAATCTACGAACCTGATATTCGTATCGAAGATTTGATGGAAGGTGATATCGAAGCGATATTAATTTTCCTTAGAAACACAGCGTTCGGTCCAGAAATGGAATTGAATTTAGTAGACCCCGTAACGAAAAAACCTTTCAAAGGAACGGTTAGAATGGATGAGTTGGAAATTAATAAAGGACAACAACCTTCAGATGATGGTACGTTTGTAACGACTTTACCAAAATCCCAAACAACCGTGAAATTGAAACCAATGACCTACGGAGAAATTATGGAAATCCAAAGGTTGTCTGATTCTTATCCACAAGGTAGAACAGTTCCAAAGGTTACTTGGAGATTAAATAAACAAATCATCGAAATTAATGGGGTTACTGATAAGGCTGAAATTGCAAAGTTCATTGAACAAATGCCAATTGCGGATTCTAAATTTATCAGACAATTTATGGATGATAACGAACCTAGATTAGATTTGAGTAGAACAATATTAGCCCCGTCAGGAGAAAAGCTTACTGTAAATGTTGGCTTCGGGGTTGACTTTTTTCGCCCTTTCTTCTGAGTATAGGAAAGGACAAATAGATGAATTCTACTATTTGAATAAATTATTGAACATTTCTTATCAAGATTTTTTAATAATGCCGTTGTTCGTAAGAAAGTATCTTTTGGATAAATGGATTGAAGATAATAAAAAGGACTGAAAAATCAGTCCTTTTGTATTTATATAATATATAGTAAATAAAATATGGCGGACGGACAAAAATCAAGTACGGAACAATTAGGTGAAGACATTGGTAAACAACTGAAAGTTGATGCCAAAGACCTATTGGCATCATCCGATGCATTGGCTGAGTATTCCAAACAGGTCAATAACTTTTTTACTCAAGGTAGACAACGTATCACCGAACTATCAACAGCAATTGCTGATGCGGTACCTGACGTTAGAAGATTAGGTGGTGATATTGGAGATGTGGCGGATATCATGAGTAGGGTGGCTTCCGAGTCCAGAAGGAATGTTATTGCCAATACTGAAGATGTTGAAAAGTTATTTGCAGCGCAAAAAGTTTTAAATTTAGGTGCAGATACACTTACAAAGGCGTTTTTAGATGTTGGCGCGGGAATTGAGACAATAGGTGAAACCTTAGAAGAATCCGTTCAGTACATACAAAGTATTGGGGGAAACGCCAAAGATGTTATGAGTACTGTTACTAATAACATGGAGCAAATGAACCGATACCAGTTTGAGGGAGGAGTATTAGGTTTGACAAAAATGGCGGCCCAAGCGTCAATGTTAAGATTTGACATGAGTCAAACTTTCCAATTGGCTGACAAGGTTTTAAGTCCCGAGAATGCAATTGAAACCGCAGCGGCTTTCCAAAGATTGGGAGTAGCATCAGGAGCGTTGGCTGACCCGTTTGCATTAATGAATGCGTCAATCAATGACCCAGGAGCCTTACAAGATAGTTTAGTCGATGTAGCCAAACAGTTTACATATTTCGACGAGAAAACTAAAACATTCAAAATAAACCCTCAAGGTGTTCTAACTCTTAAGGAGATGGAACAACAAACAGGTGTTTCTGCTAAAGAAATGTCTAAACTTGGATTAGCAGCTGCAGAAGCTGACATGAGAATTTCTGCAATAGGTTCTGCTGGTCTTAATATTAAAGAAGACGACAAACAATATCTTGCAAATATTGCAAAGATGGGTGAGGGAGGTGAGTATGAGGTTAAATTGAGAGATGAGTCTGGTATAGAACAAACCAGAAAGTTAAGTGAGATTACTCAAGATGAATTTGACAAGTTAATCAAAGAACAAAGAGAAGGTCCAAAAACTATGGAGGACCTTGCAAGGGCTCAGATGAATACCTCTGATATTATTAAAAGTGATGTTGCAGCTATTAGAGCAAAAATTGTTGGTGGTGCGGTCAGTGCTGGTCAGGTTTTAGAAACAAGAGAAGGTATACGTAGAGGTGCAACAACACTAAGTGGTGGTTTATCAAAAATGGGTACTGCGAAAGATGTGAGACAAGAATCTGAAAAAGCCTTGGGTGATTTGGGTAATTTAATTGCGGACTTACAAAACGACAAAATGTCAACTTCAGACGCGTTAGGAAAATATTTGGAGAAAGCGGGAGCTCAATTGGGAAGTATTGAAGATAAATTTAAACAATCTCTCACCAAAACCGCTGAAGATATTAGAAACAATACTACTGATAAGACCGCAATTGAAAGATTGATGAAACAAGGTTATGATTATATGCTTGGTAAAATCGAACCAAACGCAACGGCTCAACAAGCTAAGGGTAATGCACCTGTATCTTCACTTATCGAAGGTAGTAGGGCCCAACAAATCCGAGATGAGGTTAGGTCAATATCTTCGGGACAAGGAGGTAATCAAAAATCACAAGTAGAGATGATGGGAGGGATAAAGATAGATTTTAATTTCAACGGGGCTTCGGCAGATTTAACACCTGCACAAAAAGAACAAGTTATTAAAACATTTACAGACCAAATGAATACACTTGGTATGAAACAGTTTATGATTGGTACAACAAGTCAGCAAAATCCTACAAAAAGTGATTCTCAATATAATTACTCATAAGCATAAAAAATAGTATAAGACCTATTTATTAGGAAAGATATAAATGGGAAGTCCGTTAGATTTTGTAAATTCAGAAGGTTTCAGAAAGAAACTTATAGTAAGGAACTTGACACCGTATGCCAAAGCTCCGAATAGACCTACGCCTCCATTTAATACAGAATATGTTCAGTCAGACACATCTGTTCAAGATAGTCCTGACCAACTTATTGATGAGCCATCATTTGCAAACCAACTTTATCCTTTAAATCAATATGGTAATGAAGGGGGTTATGAACAAGTTCCTGACCCAAGTGCGTTATTAAATACTAAATCTAATGAAGGTGAGTATGGATATCAAGATGCAAATATTGTTGACCAAGCTTTACCTGAGTCACAAAAATGGAAACCTTTAAATGTTTTTTCAAATGGTAATCAGTTACCATTAGATAGTGCTCCTTTTTTTGATTCTCTTAATAGACCACAAACAACCAACACATCAAATAACCAACCCTACCCAACAACCTTTGTTGCGTCTAGTTATGCTCCTGTTTCAATATTGTTATCACCAGACCCTGGTGGTAGTAATGGTTTGTTGAGTCAAGATTCATTTATAGCTCGATTAGGTGCTCAAACTCTAAGAAAAGAATTTGAAGATAGAATAGCGGCACAAATAAGACAAGATACCTTAGGTAGGGCAAACATTCTCAACGTAACCAGTGGTACTGATGTTGTAAACATATTAAGTGGGGTTGTTCCAATTTTAGAACCAAACTTCACTATTACAGTAACCGCGAACCCAATATTAGCCGCAGCTAACTTCGCACTCAGATTGGGTGGTAGTATATTACCTGTATCACCAATCCCTGGTTCTTACTTTGACCCCAACGTTAATCCGGGTCAACCTACCACTATTCAACAAATGTCCAACGCGTTCAGAAGAAGTGGAGTTGGAAAATTCTTTAACAGATTAATGGGGGGTGGAGACACTGGTTCTCAAATCATGTTTAATAACATGGGTGCAGGTCAGAGGTCAAGGTTATTCAAGAACATTGATTTCAACAAATACAAACCGAATTTCCCGAGAACGTTCATTGACAGAGCCGCGGGTGCGTTAACTGGAACACAATCAGACAATAGTAATTTCTACATAGGAAATATTACATCTGACCCTTCGAAAATATTTTCACCTGTTGGAGAAGTACCTGTAAACCAATATGGTATTGAACAACAATCACCAGTTTACGGTCCATCAGAACTTGCTCAATTATACGAAGGACCAAGTCAATCTATTAGATTAGGTGCAAATGGTCCTACATATAGTAACGGTGGGGGGATTGAAGGTGGATTCACTTGGGTTTCACCTAAGTACAAAGGGAATGCGGGTAAAAAAGTTGGATTCGGTGGTGAAGTTACAAACGAAGACGAGGACTTCAAACCATCATCATACAACACAACAGAATCAACTGAAAGAGTTTTCAGAGAGGGTTCTATTTTAGATGATACACAAAGAATCATTGATAGCCAACCTCAAGGAGGAAAGAGATTACAACACGTAGGTAACGCAATTGACCAAGTTAGTAAAGTATTCCACGATGGATATAATGAATTAACTAAGGGTTCAAGAGTTTATAGATACGTTGGTGCTATTGGACAAGAGGTTGGTACTGAGTATTGTCGTGTATTTGCTAAGGATATACCTTATTTACAATACAATGACCTTCAGAAAACTGATGGTATTACAACTGAGGGTAGAAGATTTGCTTACTCGGTTTTAGATAAAACATATAACCTTAACATTGTACCTAACAAACAAGAAGGGGGACAAGATTCAAGTAACATTGTTGGAACAATCAACAACGCTGTTGCAAAGAAATATATGTTCTCACTTGAAAACCTTGCTTGGAGAACGTCAAGCACTCCTGGTTTCTCAACGTCAGATTTACCTGTATGTGAGAGAGGACCAAATGGTGGTAGAGTTATGTGGTTCCCTCCTTATGGTTTAACGTTTAGCGAGACCGTTACAGCAAACTGGAATACGAATGAATTCTTGGGTAGACCTGAACCGATATATACGTACAAAAGTACTAACAGAGGAGGTTCTTTAACTTGGAAGATAGTTGTCGACCATCCATCTGTTTTGAATGTTATTGTAAACAAAGTTTTGGCTAACGAAACAAATAGAGTACGTATAGATAGTATTTTAGAATCATTCTTTGCTGGATGTAGAAAATACGACATATATGAACTTGCAAAAAAATACCAAACTGTAAACCCTAACGATTTGTTCCAATTGCAACAAGCGATTACATCTAAAGAGATGACAAGGGAACAGATTGAATATACAAGAAAAACAATTGAAAGTGGTGTAAACTCACCAAACGGTGCGGACCAACCAGTCTCACAGTCAACTATTAATAGTGAGGTAGATGCTTTAATACAAAAGTATGTTAATTTGGGATTGTATTTTGGAAACGATTATCCAAAACAAGGAGGAAATGTAAATTATGTTACTGAATATAATAGATATACTTCAACATCAAATAGACAATATTATAATTCAAAACCAAATGCTAGTGAAACAAGTAACTTTTTCGATACGGTTGTAACACCTAACTATAAAGTTGCGGAACAGTTTTGTTTAGATTTATCAAAAATATTTGAAACAAATGCTGAGGGTACTATTACCTTGAATGTTGATTCTAGTTGTTCCGCACCCGCAACCATTGCGTATAACGTAGAACTTTCAAGAAGAAGAATTCAATCTATGGTTGAGTTTTTCTTGAACAACGAACAACTAAAAAAATATGCTGGTACAAGATTACTTGTTAAGGGAGGCAATCCAGCTGGTGAACAAACCACAGTATCTCAAGTAAAAAAGGGAACAGCGGGACAAACGGTGTTCAATGCTGATAGTTTAACCAACTTAGGTAAAACATTCAACTGTACTGATAAAGATGTCCAAGCCGCTGGAGGAGATACACAATCAGGTTCTAAAGATATTTTTACGGTACCTTCAATGGCGTGTAGAAGAGCCTTTATCAAGAGTGCATCAACAACTATTCAAGCTCCTAAGTCAGACCCTGTACCAAACAAGGTTGATGTTCTTGTTGGAAACGTTATTACAGAGACAGTGAGAACTGAAGAGGTAACACAAGAGTGGAAACCAAGAGACAATATAACTAAAAAAGTTGTAAGAGCTCTATTATCCGAATGTGACTATTTTGAAACAATTAAGGAGGAAACTCCGATGGTTTATGATAATTTAAAGGATAAACTTAAATTTTTCCAACCTGCATTCCACTCAACAACACCAGAAGGGCTGAACTCGAGATTAACTTTCTTACAACAGTGTATGAGACCTGGTGACACAATACCAACTATCAAACAGAAAACACCAAATAGTAAGCCTGAGTTGGAGTACAACAACGCGGTTAACACCGCTTTTGGAGCCCCACCTGTTTTAGTTTTAAGGGTTGGTGATTTTTATAATACCAAGATTATACCTAATAACCTTTCGATTCAATATGAAGGATTAGATATTAATCCTGAGGGTATTGGTGTACAACCAATGATTGCGAACGTGACCTTATCATTCAACTTTGTTGGTGGTAGTGGGCTAAAAGAATCGATAGACAAACTACAAAACGCGTTAACGTTTAATTACTATGCGAATACTGAGATTTATGATGATAGAGCGGATAGTACCGATATTGAATCATCTAAAATCTTAGACCAAATATTCTTGGCGGGACAAACACCTCCACCGATACCTGGAGCTAACAGCGCCGCACCAAACAACGGACAAACTAATAACACCGCAATTGGGACTGTTATTAGTAGTTCTGCAACTACAAGTGGTTCAACAGGAGTTATTAGTTACGGAGCGTTTATGAGTAAGGTGGTTAGTGAAACTCAAACATATTTTACGAATGTTGTTAACAAAACAAAAGAAACCGTAAACCAATATAATAACGCGGTGAGACAACAATGGATGTTAGAAAGAAACTACACTCAAGGTAACTTCAGTGTTGATACTCCTAATGTTGTATTGTTTGGTAAACCAAATAATGTTGAGAAAAGATTTGATGAAATCTTCACAGAATTAGATAAAAATATTAAAAATGGTAGTGAAGGGTTTATACAATTTATTTCAGGAACATCTAAAAACTTCTCAAGTAAATTAATTAGAACGGTTACAGAAAACTACTCAAACTTTGTTTCGAAAAAGAAAGGGTCGTTCCAAAATGCGGTTTCCAAAATTACTCAAGATTTAGTTAACCAAGAACAGTCTTACTTACAAACTCTTGGTAGATTGAACGTAATTACATACGCTGGAACAACAAACAACGGTACAGATGGATTCCAAGCTAATAATGGACCTGTAACTGTATACGTGACAATACCTACTGATAAGGTATCAAAGAGTTCGACCAACGCGACCAATACATTACAAGAGTTGGTTAATGATACAAAAAAAATACAAACTGACATTTCAGGATTCAACGCAGAGATTTTTTCTAATAAGAAATTTATATATGCGGGAAATAATACTGAGTACGAAGGTATTCTTGTGTTCGAAACAACAAATGGTAAATCTAAAGCAGTTACAACTCAACAAGTTTTCTTACCTTTTAGTAGGAATGCAAATTTTGAAAATCCAATTTTTAGAAGAGTTTATATGATTGTATCTGATGATATTGTTGATGATAAAAAATATCAAACGTTCAAACAACAAATTATTGGTAACGTAATCGGTAACAAAACTATAATTGGAGATGGTTCAGCGGAGATTGAGGCGGCATTTGACCTTTATTGGCTCAATACAGCGAAACCCGCATTTGTAGAAGAAAATAATATTACAAAATCTTTTGTGGAAAACTTAGAAAAAAATTCCCTGAAAAATTATTTAATATATACACCATTTGAAACTAAAGAAAGAGAATTCAAGTTCACAACTGAAAACGGAGCGGTTGCGGATAAGAAAAAATCACAAGAGAATATGATTAAAGGTTTAGCCAATACAACTAATCAAAACACTAACACAAACACTTGGAACGATACAAATGGAAACGCAACGGGTGCATATATATCAAAAGCAAAACTTAACTAATGGCATATCAGTATTGGAATAGATATAGTGATTTTCTAATAAATGGTGAACAGACCGTGGTACCATACGTACCCCTTGCTCAAAAACCTACTGACAAAGCATACATTTATAAGGTTGCTAAAAGTAGATTGGATAAGGTTTCACAAGAGTATTATAACTCACCAGTTTTTGGTTGGTTAATCCTTCAAGCTAATCCACAATTTGGGGGACTTGAAAACAATATATATGATGGTGCGGTATTGATTATTCCGTTTCCGCTATTACCATCTTTACAGGATTATAAGGCCGCTTTAGAAAATCATTTTTATTATTATGGCAGGTAACATACAAGCAGACACTAGCGGAAACATTCTCGTAGAATTTGACTACAACAATCTTATTGTCGTAGACCCAAATAGGACGATTGATTTGTTTGGAAATATTGAAGAACGACTTGTTGACCACGAGAATTTAGTTATGTATGCCAACTTGGAAGCAGATGTAGTGCCAAGAACAAAACTTGCTGTTGGAGGAAGTCCAGAAGATAGAGTTAGAACTATATCGGTTGCAAAAATGAACTTTTTGAAACCAACAAAAAATTCGTATCTTGGAACAGGTTATTATGATGAGATTACAGGAGAGAATACAACTCAATTTAAAGGAGAAAACCAACAACTTGAAATCGGACAAACCGACCCTGTTGGAGGTAATGCTTACATACAGAACACAGTTGCTAATCAAAAAGATATAATTGACAACGGTTTACTCGGAATAACCTCAATCAACATACAAACAAACTCAAGTTTTATACCTTCTGTAGAAATACAATTAGAGGATATACAAGGTAGAGGGTTATTTCAGTTGGGTAATAATTCGCCATATGCCGCTTTCTTTAATTTACCTTATCCTCCATTTTATTTAACTCTTAAGGGTTATTATGGACAAGCGGTTAGATATCAACTGAACTTAGAAAAGTTTCACGCCACATTCAATAGTTTTAGTGGGAACTACCAAGTCAGATTACAGTTCAAAGGATATAAATTTAATATCCTTAATGAGGTTGCAATGGGACACCTATTGGCGGCACCACACATGTATAGTCAAAGATTTGATATTGCACAAACTGTTGCGGGTCCACAACAATCAAACAAGTCTGCCGAATCACAAGCGAGTACACAAGCTGAAAAGGGAGCCAACAACTTAGGAGCTAAGGAAGCTGTTGTAACTCAATTAGTGGCCGAAAAGGGATACCAAAAAATTGTTGAAGTTTATAGTGAGTACAAAGCCAAAGGTTTGATTGCTCCAAACTTTCCTGAACTAACTCTTGTTCAATTGATGATTAAACTCGACCAATTCGAACAAAACATTATGAATTCGTTTGATAAAACGGAAGTCGAGTCATTAACAAATGTTAGAAACTATAAAGGAATATTGACACAATATTTCAACAGTGTTAGAGGAGCAAACACATCATGGTTCAATACTTACTTGGACCCGAAACCTATAATATTGACTAATGGTAATACTGTATATCTATTCAAAGAATTAGAACCAAAAGTAAAAGACGCAGCGTTAACACTATTACAAGAAAATATAACAAGATTTAATAAATCTTTGGCGGAAAATCCAACCCTTGGGTCTAAAGGTTTGACACCTATTCCGAATCCCATTGAGTACAAGATGATTGTCATTGACCCTCCACAACCTACGGATGTGAATTGGACTGAGACAACAAGGATAAGAACAGGAATAGTTCTACCAACTGTTACAGACGAAAACAATATTAAAAAAGAAATTTTCGAAAAATCTTTGAAAATAACTTTGGAGGGCTCAAAGCCTCAACTACCTGCGCCAGATAAAGTTGTTCCACAAAAATGTTTTATATTTGAAGGTGAAGGACGATTCGACAAACAAATTGCGTTGTTGGAAACACAGGCGAACAAAAAATTATCAGAATATGAAAGTGATATTTCTGCAAAACTATTAAGAAAAATTGAAGATACTGCAACTGGTATTGGTTTCAAACCGACAGCCAGAAATATTATCGCGGTTATCATGGCATCTGCCGAAGGTTTCATTAGGTTGTTGGATGACTGTCACACAAACGCTTGGAATGTAAAATATGACCCAGTTAGAAGGTTGGCGATATTGGATAACCCATCATCGGCACCAAGTACTGAAACAATGGGAGATGTTAAAATT